ATGTTAATAGACCTTATAGAAGGTAAATACCATTTATCAATAGATGGACAACCAATACAAAAATTAACAGATGAAAACAAACATAAATTGGATAAAGTATTAGATGATATTTTGGAATATGTAAAAAAAATTGAGGATGACAAATGACTATTAGTTGAAATCGCTTTCCCAAATTGAAATAACATTATATCCAGCATTTTTTAAATGTTGCTGTCTTTGTAAAGTTTTTTCGTATAATTCACCAAATGTTGTTTTAGTGATTGGATTAATATCAAGATGATCAAATTTGGAAGGATTTCCATGCCAAAAATCTCCATGGAATTCGTAGATGGTGTTGGTTTCATGGTCAAAACCATCTACTTCAAAATTTTTATTATTTATTTTTATTTTGTGTTGTCTTAGTTTTATGTTTAATGAATCCAACCACAATGTTTCAGCTTTTGATATTCTGGATACACAACTTGGGCAACCAGCCCCACTAAGATGGCTTCTTGGTGTTTGTTCGAAATCCCCATGAATTGGACAAGTAATAATTATCTTTTTGTTTGAACCAATATAAACTGTTTTATCATAGTTATAAAAATTATTGTGAATCATTGATGCTTGTTTGTTAAAATCGTTTGTTGTTTTATATCTGCCAGCACATTTGGGACAACCTTGTTTGCTGTTTATATGATTTGCGGGAGTTTGTCCAAAATCACCATGAATTGGGCAAACAATAGTTATTTTTGTATTATTACTTACATAATTAGATTTGTCATAATTGTAAAAATTATTATGAATTTTGTTGGCTAGTGTTATAAAATTTTCAATTGTGTTTGTTTGTCTTATTTTGTTTTTGGTGATACCACATTGTATACAACCTTGTCCTGATAAATGTTTATTTGGGGTTTGTTCAAAATCACCATGAATTGGGCATGTAATAATTATTTTCTTAGATGATTTTATATAGATTGTTTTAGAATAGTCATAAAAATTATTATGAATTTCTTTCCCTTGTTTTATGAAATCTTTGTGTGTTTTTGAAATAGCACTACCACTTTTTATATATCTACATTTTGGGCAACCTTGTCCTCGTAAATGATTATCAGGTGATTGTTCAAAATCACCATGGAGTGGGCATGTTATTGTTATATTAGTTCTTGCGTTTTGGTATATAACTTTATCATAAATGTAGAAATTATTATGTTTTTTATTAGCATTGTTTTTAAATTCATATATTGTTAATTTTTTTGACATTTTATTGTTTCCTAATGTATAAATAGTTAATGGAGGGAGTAGTTGTACCTAATGACTACTTGGAAGAAATTTACAAGATTTCTTCCACCTTCCTGTATTTATTTATCAATTTTTTCAAAAAAATGTATATTGATTTTTAAAAATCAATGATTTATACTAAAATAGTTAATTTTTAAAACTATTTTATAAATAAACGTTTATTATAATGGAGTTATAGCATGGTATCAAAGACAAAAAATTTGGAACAACAGTTTAAAAAATTAGACGAGATATCACACGTCCTTCTCAGACCTGGGCGTTATATTGGTGCGGTCACACCACACACTGGAGATTATTATATTGTTGATGTAGAAAACCAAAAAATGGTAAAAGAAACCATTACATTTGTTCCTGCATTGATTAAAATTTTTGATGAAATCATTTCAAATTCTGTTGATTTTTCCAAAACACCAGATGGAAAACATGTTACTACCATTAAAGTTAATATTGATAGGGATTCAGGTGAAATATCAATATTTGATGATGGAGGAATTATAGTCCAAAAGCATAAGGAGCACGACCAATATATACCAGAACTTGTATTTGAGTTGCGGGCTGGTTCCAATTTCAACGACGACGAGGACACAGAACTTACCGGACAAAATGGTGAAGGTGCAGCATTGACAGCTATTTTTTCAACATCCTTCAACGTTAAAACCTGTGATGGAAAGAATTCATTTGAACAAACCCATTTGGAAAACTCCAGACGCAAAACCACCCCAAGAGTGAAACCCCATGACAAAAAATTCACCAAAATCACTTTCACCCCTGATTATGAAAAATTTGGTTTGACGAAACTTGACGATGGGAACTATGCTAAATTGGTCAAGAGAGTTTATGATGTTGCTGGCTGTAACACCTCATTGAAAGTTTTCTTTAACGACAAACAAATCAAAATCAAATCCTTTGAAGATTATGTTAAATTTTATAAGGACGATTATGTTTATGCAGACAACGCTAAATGGAAAATCGCAGTAGCCCATTCAGATGACGGATTTAACCATATTTCATTTGTTAATGGTACTGAAACTACAATTGGTGGTAACCATGTTAAATATATCACAGACCAAATTACAGTTAAACTTCGTGAATATTTCAAGAAAAAACACAAAGTTGATGTAAAACCAAATGAGATTTTGAACCATGTCCAGCTATTCATCGATGCATCAATCGTCAAGCCAAGATATTCATCCCAAACCAAAGAAGATTTGATAACAGAAATCAAACAATTCGGGACAACGTTTGACGTTACAGATAGGTTCATCAATAAAATCATCCAAAGCACTATCATCCATTCAGTTCTTGATTGGGTTGAAACAAAAGCAGAAGCAGTAAACAGGGCTGAGTTGCGAAAATTGAATAAAGACGTTGATAAGACTAATCTTCGGAAAATCATCAAATTCTCAGATGCTGCGACGAAAAACCGCAACGACGCCATTCTATTCATAACAGAGGGACAATCAGCCCAAGGAGCTATCAATTCAGCCAAAGACCCAAATACAATGGGTTCATATCCACTTAGGGGCAAACCAGTTAATGTTATGGCAACTGACAACAAGAAATTACTTGAAAACGAAGAGTTCAAAGAGTTATTATCAATCATTGGATTAAAGATCGGTGAACCAGCCAAGAATATTCGTTTTGGAAAAATCGCATTCTGCGCTGACGCTGATCATGATGGGAGTGCAATTAATGGATTGTTGATAAATCTTTTTTATTCATTTTGGCCAGATTTGTTTACAGAAGGACGAATGTACGTTTTCCGTACCCCAATCGTCAAAGTTACACAAAAGGGTATAGTAACTGCGTTCTATACAAACGAAGAATGGCAAGAATGGCAAGCAAGTAATACCAATTCAAAATTCACCTTTAAATATTATAAAGGTCTTGGTAGTTCCCTTGCACCTGAATTCAAAGAATATTTTAAAAATATGGACAAACATTTGGTTCAAATAGTAAAAGACGATAAAGATAATACTACCTTGCGATTGATTTATAGTAAGGATGATGGTATGTCAAATAAACGCAAAGAATGGTTGGAGTTAATAGAATGACAATAATGAAAAAAACAATTACAGAATATTTAAATGACGAAGTGAGGGCATTCTCCACTTATGCCAATGTTAGAACCATTCCATCTGTTGTTGACAGTTTCAAGCCGGGACAGCGTAAAGCCATCTATACCCTTCTTCGTCGTGGTGAATCTTCAGGTGAAGTCAAAGTGTCTTCATTGTCTGGTGAAGTTATTACCCATGCTGCGTATCACCATGGCAACGTATCATTGGAAAATACCATTATCACATTATCACAAAATTTTTCTGGGTCGAATAACTATAATCTTTTAGAACCAATTGGGCAATTTGGTACACGATTGAATAAAGACGCCTCTGCTGCTCGTTATATTTTCACCAAACTTTCAAAATATTTTAGAATGTTTTATAAGAAAGAAGATGAATTGTTGCTTGTTCAAAAAGACGAAGATGGAGATTTGATTGAGCCAGAAAACTACTTCCCTATAGTTCCAACTGTTCTTTTAAATGGAGTATCAGGTGTGGGGACAGGTTTTGCCACGATGATTATGTCCTATAAAGCATCTGACGTTATTGATAACTGTGTGGCTGTATTGAATGGTAAAAAACAAAAGTCATTAATACCATGGGTTAGAGATTTCACTGGTACTATCAATCGTGAACCATCTGGTAGTATTGTGATGACTGGTGTACTAACAGTTACTGGTGTTTATAGTTTAAAAATAACAGAAATCCCAACAGATTATGATTTGGAGAGTTATAAAGGGGTTTTGAATAAATTAGAAGATGCAGGTGTTATTAGGGAATATGATGATTTGTCATCTGGTAATAGATTTGAATTTGTTGTAAAAATTAATAGGGAAGTATCACAGCTTCCAATGGATAAATTACTTGAAAAATTTAAACTTATTAGTAAATTTAGTGAAAACTACACTTTGTTTAATGAAAATAATAAAATCAAAGTATTCCAAAATCCAAATGAAATTGTTGAATATTTTGTAAAATTGCGACTTATTAAATATGCAGAACGTATTGCAGCATTAATCAAATATAAAGAAGAAGACTTGGTTTGGAAAAATGAAAAAATAAAATTCATTAAATATTGGTTAAAAAATTCCAATTCACTAACGAAATTGACTAAATCAGAATTGTATGATAATTTAAAAAATGCGGGGTTTATTTCGATTGATGACTTGTTGGGTAATAAGATTTATAATTTGACTAAAGAAGAAGTTGATAAATTGGAAAATCAAATAATTGAAGTCACAAATGAGATTGTTGAATTGAAAAATACAAAACCAAATGAATTATATATAAAAGAATTACAAATACTAAAAAAAGAACTAAAAGAATAAATAACTGTGTAGTTAACTCTTTTGAGGTGTTGAACATTATGAATATTGTATGGTTTTTTAATCCTGTTGGTTATTTTCTTTTACCTGAAGTTCGTGAACCAATAGATAATTTTATAAAATGGAACTATAGTCGTAATATGGATACTTTTATTGATTTTCTATCGGCATTTGGTGTAGCGAAAGCATCAAAACATGACTTCACCACAAGGGCATTGGACAACGAACACTTCAATGAAATGATTAATTGGTTAAAAGAAAGGCATATTAATTATTGTATTGATATGCTTTCTCAGCCTGGGGTTGGTGATTTTCTTTATGGTGAAGAACGCACGAGATTTATCAAATTATTAGATAAATCTCGTGCTTTAGAATTTAATCTTGTGTGGTGTTGATGCTACAAAGTGTTATTCCAACTTCCAAATCCTTATGGGCTTGAATAACTTTTTCTGCCAAAGCTCTAACTGTAGGGTTCGCCAATAATACCGACAAATTATCAACCGATAAAATATTTTCCAATTTTTCCCAATTCGCCATACCCTCACGATAGACGAGAATGAAGGTATCATTTTCAGGTTTTCCACCGACAGTTCCACTATAATTTGGTCTCATAAAATCAATAGTGATGTTTGACCCATAATCACTAACCATCAGTGGCGTCAAAGCCATCAAATCTTTTGGCTCCATCCTCATGCTACCATATTGGTCGACTGTTACAACTTTAACCATTAATTATCCTCCGCTAATTTAAACACCTCTTCCATTGTTGGTAGGATTGTTGGTTCTTTCAATTTTCTAATAACATATTCTTGTTTAAATACAGATAAGAATTCTGGATTAACCCAAACAAATTCTTCATATGAATCATCTTCATCGTTATAATCGTCTGTATAATATGTTACTAAATATATTGTTGATGTTTCGGTGTTGAACACAATATCAACATCGTTTTGGAAAAGATATGCCCAAGCTGGACCAAAAATATCCCATCCAAATTCATACCCTTCTATTATTTTAAAATCCATTCGTTGTAATATTTCAATTAAATTCATTTCATATCTCCTTTCTAATTCTAACCATAATATGAATTTAATTTTAAAAAGTCAATATTTTAAAAATAAGATAAATACTATTAAACAAATTAGGAAATAAAAATGGCTTATTTAGGTTCAACAATACAAACTCGACACATGGTTAGGCGTGAAGCTGACACCGCTCCAACTCTTGATGTAGCATGGAAATTAGGTATGCCAACAATGAAGTGGAAAAATTTTTATGCCATATCAATTCATGGTAGTCTTATTGGTAATGCTGATACTTTTACTAAATTCGCAACTCCACAAACTTTTAATTTTCAAGGTGATGTTACAGGGACTTCCACATTTGATGGTTCTATACCTGTTTCAATATCGCTTGCTGTGGTCGATGACAGTCACACCCATGATATAAGATATTATACCAAAACCAACACAGACACAACATATGCCCCATTATCAGGACCAACATTGACTGGAAATTTGGTATTTTCGTCAGGTGAAATTGTCGGGTTAACACCAATACCATCATCTAATACTTCAGCCACATCAAAAGATTATGTTGATGCCCAAATCACCACTGCAATCAATACAGAAAACAATAAAATTGATAAAAATGGTTCATTGGCAATGCAATCCAACCTTAGCCTTGGAAACTTTAAAATCACTAACGTTACCACTCCAACAGCATCCACAGATTTATTAAACTTGACCACAGGTGATGTTCGTTATTTAAAACTGATTGGTGGTACAATGACAGGACCATTAAATTTGGGTGGTTCTCAATTGTCCACAGCAAAAACCCCTACTGCTGCCAATCATGTTGGAACGAGATTTTTTTCAGACGCACGTTACCCACAGTTAACAGGTGCCACTTTAACAGGGGCTTTAAATTTGGGTGGGAATATTTTATCAAATTTGGCAACACCAACATCTGGAAACCAAGTCCCAACATTGACTTACAACGATTCCCGTTATGTAGCCCTATCTGGTTCCACGATGACTGGTGGGTTGACTGTCAACACTGGGTTGACACTATCCAATTCCACACTATCAAGCCCACTTACCCCTACAGCCGGGAATCATGTTGGGGATCGTGATTATAACGATGCCCGCTATGCCCAAGCGATTGGTGGGAATTTGAACCTTACAGTCCCAATCAAGTTGAAACAGGTCGTTGAAACCCAAACAACCCTATCTATTAGTGCTGGTGTGGTATCAATTAATATGGCGTTGGGGAATATTTTTACAGTGGTGATGAATCAAAACATAACCAGTATGACTTTTACCAACATACCATCAACAGGGACCGTTGGTTATTTTACTTTAATATTAACCCAAGATTCCACCGGTAGTAGGATAGTTTCTTGGCCAGCATCAGTTTTATGGGCAAATGGTGTAACACCAACCCTTACAGCCGCCCCATCTGACTTTGATACCATTACTTTGATAACCTATAATGGTGGGACAAATTGGTATGGTGTTTTTGCTGCGAAGGCTAACAAGGTACCAGTTTGGCAAACCAATTCGACTTTGGGTAATTTTAACGAACAATCATCCACTAATATCACCCTAACAGCCACTGACGCAGACGCATCTGACACCTTGACATATTCGTTAATATCTGGGGCATTACCAAGTGGACTATCTCTTTCAACATCTGGTATAATTTCTGGCACGACCCCACAAGTAACATCGGACACATCATATTCATTTGTGGTAAAAGTTTTGGATAATCATGGTGGTGGAGCCTTGAGAACATTCTCCATGACAGTCCTGAATAATATCAACGAAGCCCCAATATGGACGACCCCTTCTGGAACATTAGGAACTGCTAATGAACAAACAGCGTTTAGCACCACAGTTTTGGCAACAGACCCAAATGGTGATTCCATCACTTATTCGGTTACCAGTGGTGGATTACCACCGGGATTGTCGTTGTCTATAGCAGGGGCAATAACAGGGACTATTGGGACCATATATCTCAACACTGTCTATAACTTTACCATTACAGCCACAGATTCAAAGGGTGGTGCAACCCCAAGAGCATTCTCTATAAGTACCGTTAATATAACCAATGAGGCTCCTGTTTGGTCTACAGCAGCAGGTTCATTGGGTTCATATACTTCTGGGACATCTGTTAATGTTTCGGTTGTGGCAACTGATCCAAATAATAACACATTGACTTATAGTATAATATCTGGTTCACTACCATCTGGACTATCGTTGGGTAGTGGTGGGACTATTTCTGGTACACCATCAACTGCGAATACCTATAATTTTACTATTAGGGTTGACGATGGTTTGGGTGGTATAGCCGATAGAGCATTTAGTATGACTATTGATGTAGCACTACCTCAATCATTGGTTAGTATTGGTGATAATATGCAAGATTTCGTTATTAGCAGTGGTTCTGATTTTTCGATGGAATGTTTTATTTCTGGTGCTGCATCTGGTGCATTAGCCAGTTGGGATGATGGTGGCGGTTCAACGAGCAAGTGGATATGGTGGAATCAAGGTTCTGAAATACATACCAATAACCAAAGTGGGCAACATGTCAACATATCATTTACTAATTATTATGTTAACGACGGGCAATGGCATCATATTCTTATAACAAAAAGCAGTACTACTTGGTATTATTTCGTTGATGGTATTTTGAGGGGTACGACGACAGTCACAGTTGATTTACCGCCAACTCCAGTTCCAACAGCACCATTACAAATTGGTGGAGCTGAAGGACAATTCAAATTCATTGGGAAGATGCATAATTTTAGATTTACAAGATATCAGTTGATTGCATCTAATTTCACACCATCCTTCCCACTAAGCCCCTCATCGCCAGTTAGTTCTGTGTTGTTGTTACCTTTTAACAATAGCACCAATGATATATCTGGAAGGAACCATGTTGTTGTTGGAAATATGAATTACACAACGCTTGGTTCGACGTCTTGGGGAACTCAAAATTATTGTGCAATTTTTTCTTGACAACCTTCATTTTTTCTGATACTATAAGCATTATGAAAAAATTATACCCAGTGATCCACTTCTTTGATAAAGACCTATCCATTCACAACGCTGAAAAAGCTTGGGAAGCTGGGTGTGATGGCGTTTTTATGATTGACACATTAATGGCAAAGCCCCAATCCTTTGACTTTACCATTAATTCAGAATTTGATGAAACAGTCATCTATCTAAAAACCAATTACCCTGATAAACGTATAGGAACGAATCGTTTATTGCCAGATCCAGAAGAAATAATTTATAGGGATATTTTACAACAGGTTGATATGGGATGGGAAGATAATCCGGGTGTTCATTCTCAGATACAATTTAATAACCAACCATTCACAAATTATGTCAATCATAACCTTAAAAAAATGTGGGCTATAAACCCTGATTATAAATTCTTTGGTTCGGTTGCATTTAAAACCCAAATCCCAGACCCAGACCCTGCATTCGTCGCCCTTGTGGCGAGAGAGTATGGATGGATACCAACCACTTCTGGTACTAAAACAGGTTCCCCACCTCCACTTGATAAAATCATCACAATGAAGGAAGCATTAGAAGAGTCGCCCTTGGCTGTGGCATCTGGAATGGACCCTGAAAACATTGACCAATACCTTCCCTATATTGACTATTATCTTGTCGCCACTGGAATAGCCTCAGACTACTATAATCTTGATTTGGGGCTTATAACCAAGATGAACGATAAAATAAAAAGTTACAAATAAATTACAAAATTTATTCTTAAAATTTGAAAACCGACATTAAATAGTGGTAGACTTTCTTAAATCGTTAAAGGAGTAGCCACAATGAAAATCATCGCAGGAACCGCCAGTACCCTATTAGCATCCAATATTGCCAAACATCTTAGAATGGATATAACAAGGACCAACGTTCAAAAATTCTCTGACGGGGAATTGTTTGTAGAAATAATGGAAAACGTTCGGGGAAAAGACGTTTTCGTTATACAATCCACCTCCAATCCTGCCAATGATAACCTCATGGAACTTTTAATCACCATTGACGCATTGAAGAGGGGATCAGCTTCCAGAATAACTGCGGTGATGCCATATTATGGGTATGCCAGACAAGATCGCAAGACTGGTGCCCGTACCCCAATCACAGCCAAGATGGTTGCCGATATCATTGAGTCCGCTGGTGCCAATAGGGTTTTAACGATGGACCTTCATGCCAGCCAGATCCAAGGATTTTTCAACATACCAGTTGACAACCTTTATGCAAGACCAATTTTCGTTCGTGATATAAAGGAACGCTATGGACATAAATTAAATTCCACTGTTATCGTATCACCTGACGCTGGTGGTGTTGTACGAGCCAGAGGCTTGGCTGCGAAACTTTCGGACGATACCAACCTCGCCATCATTGACAAACGTAGGGAAAAAGCCAACCATGCTGAAGTGATGCATGTTGTTGGAAATGTTGAAAATCGCCATTGTATCATTGTTGATGATATGATCGATACAGCTGGGACATTATGTGCTGGTGCCAAAGCATTAAAGGAACATGGTGCTGCAAGTGTTAGTGCCTATATTTCCCACGGTGTTTTGAGTGGACCTGCTTACACAAGAATTGCAGAATCGGCCATTGACGAATTGGTAGTCACAGATTCGATCTATTCCAATGGAAGAATGTCAGAATGCAGAAAAATTCGTCAGATAACCACTGCTCCTTTACTTGCAGAGGCAATCAAACGGGTTAGCCTTTCTGAGAGCGTTTCAAGTTTGTTTGAATAAAAAAGTTGATTTATCCAAAATATTATGATACTTTCTTATAAAGGAGAAAATCATAATGATAAAAAGATTATTGAAAATTTTTAAATTTGAAAAACCAAAACATAATATTAATAAACCCATTAATGGTGTATGTATCGAAATCCCAGATTGGGATCAGTTGTTTATGACCATGGCTCATTTAATAGCCAGAAAATCCAAAGACACCTCCACTAAAACAGGAAGTATTATAGTGGATAATATGAATAGAATTAAAAGTCTTGGGTATAATGGTTTTCCAAGAGGCGTTGATGATAGTGTTGAAGAAAGATATCAACGCCCAACTAAATATTTTTATGTTACCCATTCTGAAGCCAATAGTATTTTAAATTATCGTGGGGATTTGGAAGGTTGTAAAATTTATGTCACTTGGTCGCCATGCTGTGAATGTTCTAAAATGATAATTCAGTCAGGCATCAAAGAAGTAATCATTCATGAAGAATTTGACAACATTGACATGGATTCTCGTTGGGATGCCAGCACTGAAGCTGCCACTACAATGTTGGAAGAAGCTGGTGTTGAAGTTCGCAAATGGTCTGGGAAGGTTTTGGATTTATCCATTGGCTTAAAAAATGGGCATATTGTTGATTTATAAAATTTAGATAAGGAAAAATGAATGTCTTGGAACACTTTGAAACGCTTTGACGCTGGATTTTTATTTCAGCATGAGTTTGACGTTGAATACGAGCATCCCAATGCTACCCTTGAATTGTGGGCAGAGTCTAACCCAAAGCATGTTAAATTAGACTATTCTAATATTAGTGGGCATCATCGATATAAGGTATACGTCAAGACAGGGAAATTGGCTACCTTCTTTAAATTGAAATTTGTGGGAGTTGTGAATGAAGAATAAGAAATCAGGGTTGATACCATATTATAAGGATGGTGATTTTTTTAAATTTTTTTGTATGGTACCATCAAACCCATTATATGGTGGTACTGATCCTCAAATAGCCAAGGGTGAAATTGAACTTGATGAAAATCCACAACAAGCTGCTATAAGGGAGGCGACAGAAGAACTTGGTTTGGTTGAAGATAATATCCAAAATTTAATATTTTTTGAACAAATGAATGGTATTTTCTTTTATGCAGCTGAAGTTATGAATCCATATAATTGGGGAACCCCGCATTTTGAAACTGGTTCTGTGTTATGGGTATGGGAAAATAACTTGGAAATCATTCGAGAATGGCAGCGTCCAATTATAGAGCATTTACTATCAATATTAAGACAATCATAAATTATAAATAGGTTTATGGATGAAATATTTAATAAACTTATGGACTTAAAAGATGATCTATCACACTATAAACAAAAACCAAACAGTTATTATTTGAGTAAATTTTTTATTGAAAAAGGCAACTTAGCCATTTCAATGATCCCATCTATAAATCAAGATATTAATAAAATTGGTAATAATACATGGATGAAATGTTATTTAAAAGATAATCGTTTGTATTTTGATATTGCATCTGAAACATATATAGGTAATGGTATAGCACATTGTATGTCGCAAATTTTTTCCAATAGTACCCCAAAACAGCTTACAGATTTTGATATAAATGAATTTTATGATATTTTTGATGATAATGTTTTTTTAATTGGACAAAAACCAACGATTGATATTATAATGAACAAAATAGTTGATTATGCTGTTTTATATGGGAGGAATGAAAAATGAGTTTGGAGTGGTTTAGAAACGCAAGAAAAGAAGATTTTGATGATATTTTAGAAACATTTCCAAATGCAATTTCTGGTATTCCAAAAGAATTTGCAGGAATGACAACCACACAATTGATGCAAATGGATGTTATTGGTGTATATTTCCCAAACAAAGAAACTGACAAGAAAGGATAATTTAATGGACCCATTATCATTGATGCTTAGTGGATTTAATAAAATCAACAGTGTCTCCCCTGATAGTGTATTTTACCAAACTACTTTATTTGGTGAATTGACTAAACTTTGGAAAGAAGCTGATAAAAAATTTCACGACGAATTGCGAGATGCAAACGTTGGGTGTTCATTATCAAATACCATTGAACAGATTTTCAAAACTACTTTTATGTTACGAAAACAAACAGATAGAATTTTCCAACAAGATTTTGTATCCATTGACGTTGTGGAAATTAACAAAATTTGGGAGGTGTTTTCTGATTATCAACATAAAGAAATCTATGACCCAAAAATCAGAAATGAAATTTTGGTAAGAGTTTCTAAAATTGTTTGATGGCTTGGAAATTATTCAGCGTGATGATTTGAAGAATCAAATTGGTGCATTTGATTATTGCTTTCATATCATAAACCCAGAACAAGAAATGGGCACAGATACAATCAAGCCTGTTGCAAAATGGTGTGGTGATAATTTTCAACACAATTTTGTAATTATTCAATTTAGTTCATTGTTGGTAGCAGGTGGATGTATGGATTTAAAAAATTCTTGGCGTCCTGAATGGGATTATTTTGAAGAAGTATCACCTATGATAAAATATTTTGAATTGCGTTGTCATTCAGATGACGCAATCTTGTTTAAATTATCCAATGCTTGATTTCTCTAAATAATCATCAAATTCATAGTTGATGAAACTGAAATCAATTTTATCAAAATTCAAATCGATATTGTTGGTAAAATTGTGTCTTAATCCAAATTTAATAATTTCAAAAATAAATTCTTCTAAAATTTTTTGGGTTGGCTCATATTTGAAAGTGTCCATAATTTAATCTCCATTTTTATTAATCCATATTAGCATTTTTTGTGAAAAAGTCAATTAAAAAAGATAAATAAAATTACAAATAAATGAGGTAGGTACCCATGCGAAAAACAATTTTAATAATAGAAGATAATGATATAAACATGACATTATATACCTTGTTTTTGAGTAAAGCAGGTTATTCGGTTATTCAAAGCCCTAAAGGAAAAAATGGGTTGGATATGATCAAGGAATTTTTACCAGACTTAGTTCTTACAGATATTAATCTTCCTGATATATCTGGTATTGATATAATTAAAAATATTAAAAGCGATTCAACGACCAATCATATACCAGTTGTGGCAATTTCTGCATTCAAAGATAAAGATGAAGAAGATGAGGTTAAAAATATCAGTGATGCAACACTGAAAAAACCCACCACGAATGATGGGCTTTTAACAGTTGTTCGTGCATTTTTAACAGCATAAGTTGCTGCTTAATGCCAAGGGGCGCTTCCACCTACAATTTCAGGTGTTAAAAATTTCTTATCCACCAGATACCATTTCTTTGGGCGAGGATCAGGTGTGACAAAACAATCTCGTTCACGAGAATCAAACATTACCCCAGCTGCGGTAAACATACCATTATCAACTAAAACAACAGGTAAAGCATAACCTGAAAAATCAGTAAAATTTTTAATATCGGTTACAGTAACGGTAACCCCATATTGGTTGAGAAATGCCTCTTTAGATTCGTTTCGTGGATTGATATAATATCCCATTTGATTTTTCCTTTCATGTTATTGTTTAATCATACTAACATAAAATCAAAAAATATCAACTATAAAATCATCATCCAGAAAACAACAGACATCCATAATCCGCCATAAGCACCACCTTCAACGTATTCAAAGATTTGATGTGGATCTGCAATACCATCATGTGATTCTTTTGCCCATTTAGCAGCATACCATACTATTGGCATTAACACCAACCCATACCAAAATTGCATTACAACACAGCAGAACAAAATTGGACCACAATATCTCCATACTGAATGCCACAACGAACCAAAATATTCTTTCATGGAAATCCAAAAATACCATCCAACAATCAATAACGCAGCCTTTAATGACCCAACCCACCAAACAGGTGCCAATATTACTGCAGCTGGAACTAAAATTGGCAAATAGATAGCATAGGCAACTATTCTTCTCATTGCCCCACCTTGCCCATGACGACCTAAAGCCCCAAATCCAACACCAGCTATCATTGAGCCTACTATAAAATATAATATGTTTTGTAAAATAAATGCTTCCATAACGAAACCCTCCTAAAATTTAATCTATCTGTTATTTATCAATTTGATTTCCAAAACACCATTATGCTATACTAAATAAAATTAAAAAGGAGAACCCCATGGGCGTATATATCGTGTATAGCAATATTTTTGATGAAGATGGCGGGCAACTTGCCAAAATTTTGATGCATGTCTGTGCCACCCCAATTGTGGCTGTGAAAATCATCGAGATTATGAAAGAGCAAGATAAAGAGTCTGCGATGATTTATGAAAAGTATGAAGAATTTGGGGAAAAATGGATGGAAGAAAATCCAAAGCCTGATTTATGGGATGAGGAAACCTATGATGCAATGTTCCCAAAACCTGAAGCCAAAGATGCCATTAAAATTTGGAAAGATGAAAAAAAGGCTATGAAGTCAAGGATTTTAAAATCCCATAAAGAATGGACGAAAACGTTCATCAAAGCCATCAACGGATTATTGGAACAATATGGGATTGATTTTGAGGATTTACAATCCTTCCCAATGTTTAACGATGAAACAGTTGAATATTCTGTTGAGTGTGAGGAGATCGTGTTTGACGTTACCCCTGTTGACGTTGAAAAAATTGATGAAAATTAAAAAATTGCATTTTTTTATATATATTATGTCGTTTTTTAAAAAATTATATAAATAAAAATAGTGAAAATTTTTGTTGACATGCTAAATAGAATTTGGTAGAGTCATGAAAGTCGCAGGAACGAATGGATTTGAAGGTTTGAAATTTTTTCAAAAAAATGAAAAAAAGATTTGACAACCCCATAAAGACCTGTTAGAGTGATTAAATGATGAAGGGGACGAAAGAAACCTAAGTCGCAAAAAAAAGTTTCAAAATGTTGAAAAAAAGTGTTGACATGAGAAACTAAATAGGATAGAGTGATTAAAGATTAGGGGAATAACCCCCATAGAAAACTAGACGAAGGATTATGAATAAAATGTTTAATACCGTTGCACACATTTCTGGATTATATACACAAAGCCATACATGGCAAAGTGTGTCCAGCTGTGACCGCCGCTATCACCTCGATAGCACCGCGATTACAGGTGTCAAAGGTGGGAATGAAGCCATGGGTAAACCCCAATCATTTATTCCAGCATTTGAAAATAATACCCGAGGAGGGTTCAGACCAAGCTAACGCAAAGTCTGAAATTGGATTAAAAACCCAAAACCCTCCAAGAGAAATCTAGGAGGGTTTTTTATTGGTTAAAGTGAATTAGGCGACCTATCTGCCTTTAACAGCTTAAAATGTTATGAAAATTAGGGGGCCGAGGATGAAGTGCCGGAATGCACAAGTAAAAGTCGGTGGTGAAGGAAACCAAGGAGCAATACCTTGTAGTAGCTTCATCAGGTTGCCGTCATATGGTAACCTTAAAATCAATTCTTCATCAGACGATGGACGAAAGAATATCGTCTGATGAATTATGAGACTATCTTCTAATGGTTAGGAATCTAGACTTTCAATCTGGCAATCGGGGTTCAATTCCCCGTAGTCTCACTAATTATCTCCCCAACGACTAATGGCAGGTCAATAGGCTTTCAACCTATGGTTCAACACCAAGTCGGTTCGATTCCGTCTGGGGGGACTTAACGAATAATGGGGTATGACTGTCACATATGGGAGACAGCAGGAGAGATCCTCTTGGGTAGTGGTTCAACTCCACTATACTCCACTAATCAGGAATGAAGAGGCTGGGTAATCAGTCAGTTTTGGAAGCTGGCGAGGGTGGTTCGATTCCACCATTCCTGACGAAATATTATCTTGGTGAGGGCCATGTGGGAGGCCACCAGTTTTGGGAACTGGTCACCGTGCAGGTTCGAATCCTGTCACCAAGACGTAATGGAAGGGCTGGGTACGAGTGAACCCAAGAGTCTGTAAAACTCCCCTTAATTGTGTGATGGTGCAAATTCCGTCCCCTTCCACAAAAATGAAGAAATTATGGTGGCTATAGTGTAGAAGTAACACACAACACTGTGAATGTTGTATCACGATGGCAGAATTCGTTAGTCACCCTTATAAAATTTATGGACCGGTAGTTCAGAGGAAGAACAGTAGGCTTTTAACCTGCGTGTCGGGATATCGTAATTCCCCCGGTCTACAAAATGAAATTATGGATTCTTAACTCAGTTGGTTAGAGTGCCGTCCTTTTAAGTCGGAAGTCGTCAGTTCGAGCCTGACAGAATCTACGAAATAATGCCCGAATAGTGACAAATGGAAAACACGCCGCCCTTGTAACGCGGAAATATCGGATCATACTCGATTTTGGGCACAAAGAAAACTTATGGACTCTAGGGAACTCTTGGTTTGTTCCAACGGGCTTTTAACCCGTCTTGCTTAACGCAATTGGCCAGTTCGATTCTAGGCAGAGTCTACCACTTTATTAAAATACTTATCTTGTGCTTCTTTTACTGTTCTTGTTTTTATACCAAGATATTGTAAAAGAAAAAATGGTCCAGCAGGGTTTGGGTTTTTTAATAGTTCACATAATTGTGGGGTACTATATTGGTTGTATAATGATTGGGCATAATTTTTACAAGTATTCCAATCATTGATAAATTCAGGTGTACCCAAATTATCTAATGATAAATTAAAATATTTGTTTAGTCCTTTTAATATTTGGGTTGAACGATTGATGCCACAAAGGCAATTTGGTTTTTTTGTTCCACAAAATTTACACAAGGTTTTATCTATTATTGGTGGTTTGTGTGATTTAGTGTTTTTATTTTCCCAAGATAACAGAGGGCGATATTTTACTGCTTTTGGTCCATACCACCCTTGTCCAATATATTCTTCCAATAATAATTTGGATATTTTGGTTCGTGTGTTGGTTAAAGGTTGTATAACCCAACAGGTTCCAAATTGCGAGTTTTTATCACCAGATTGTGTATTGCTCATTGTTGTGCTCATATTTTTTCTGGCATAATCATATAAGCGTGAATTAAAATATCGTTGTATATTACACCAAGAAGAACTTTTCATCATATTAAATGCCATAATCATACTATACCAACTGTGTGATTTTTCAGGTAGCATTTTACAAAGAAGATAGTGACATATAAAATGTTCTCTAGCAGTTAAAAAAACTAAATTATCGTTGGTATCATCACCATCCAACGACCTTGGGATGATGTGGTGTTTTTCATAATATTGGGTTTTAGATTTAACCCTTGGTTGTGATTTAGCGTTTTGGATAATTCCATAATACCAATTATAGTATTTATTTTTTATAAAAATCATTTGTATTCTCTCCGAATAAAGTGTATAAATAAAAGGAGTGGGACAAGCCCTTCTCCGATGGGTTTCTAATACCGGCAAAGTATTGGATACCACTAATCTTATTTATCAAATAATTCTTAATATAGCAGAAAATAGTTATAAAAATCAATATTTTAATTAAAAATTTTAGTCCCTTAGCTCAGAGGCAGAGCGGCAGGTTCTTACCCTGCGTCAGCGAGATTTCAAAATTCTCAGGGACTACTAATGGACGATTAGCTCAAGTGGTAGAGCAACTGACTCTTAATCAGTAGGTTCCCAGATCATGGCTGGGATCGTTCACTAATTATAGCAGGTTGATAAAATCAAATTACAGACTTGCAAGCTGGGTAGTCCAACGCTATCTAAATAATTTGGTGCTATAATGGATTTCAGCATGGTGATGAACTTGTAAGACTGATTGATTTGATTAGACGTAAGATGAACGTCCAATAAGGTGTGAAGCCTTTGATTATTCCTGTCGGCGTGGCTAGGTGAAACGCATGGACTGTTAATCCATTGGCTCGTAGGGATACGGGGCGAGGTTCGAATCCTCGGACAGGAGCGGAATATACGGTTGAAAGTGACGATAAGAATGGGAACTTTCAAAAAATGGTACTGAAGAGCAATTGGTTGAGCCGCTTGACTGTCTATCAGGTGTACGGGGTTCAATTCCCCGCAGTATCGCATAAAGTAACTGTGGTACCCTGATGGGTTCCTTAATTAACCACCTTTAGTGTGGTAGCAGTTTTTAATGGGCTTTCCGTATAGGACGGACCCTGCACTTGCAATGCGGGAGGGTCGGGGCAGTACCGACAAGGTCCACAAAAATAAAATAATGGGTAGATGGTGAAGCTAGTGCTCACATCGTTCTGAAAAAGCGAAGACCAAGGTGCGATCCCTTGTCTACCCACTTATGGTCTGTTAGTTCAAAGGAAGAACAAACGCTTGATAAGCGTTAGATGGGATATCGTAATTCTCACGGACCACTTATAGGAGCGACTCAGGGCTAGTAAGCACGGCCGATAACCGTGTGATGTTGGAGTTCAAATCTCCCCGTTCCTACTTATGCCATCTTAGTACAACAGTAGTATTACCGGTTGAAGCCCGGTCGATCTTGGGGCGGGACCAAGGGGTGGCACTTATGGGCTTATAGGCTAATTGGATAAACCTTTGGACTACGAATCCGAAATTCCAGATTCGAATTCTGGTAAGCCCGCTACACACTGGACTATATTAGCAATAATATAAAATAACAGTGTTTCTACCCATAATATTAGTATAATAGTAATGCAACCAGCCAAAAGGGTTGGGTGATATCAAGGCAGGATTGATATATTATGGTTAAATGCTTCCATAGTGATAATTGGTTAACACGATTCTTTGGTAAGGAATAAATCTCGGATCATTCCCGGGTGGAAGCTCTTAAACGATATGGAGAATGCCGGGGTTGGCTCCCCAAACAGTCTTGAAAACTGTGGTGACCGCAAGGTCAATAGTTCGATGCTATCATTCTCCGCTTAACTTATTTTATGCCCGAGTGATGTAACAGCAGCCATGCAACGCTAAGAACGTTGTGCCGAAAGGCGTGCAGGTGCAATTCCTGTCTCGGGTACTAAAAATTTTCAACGTAGGGACCAGTACCATGGCGAACACGAACAAAATGGACAATATCAAGATAGTGATCATAGGCTTGATATTCGTTGAAAATTTTTTGATATGTCGGGTATGGCATGGTGCCTTCGAAGGGATTGGCCGTCTGGAGAAGAATGGGGTTCAAATCCACCGCCCGATACGAAAATTTTTTGATATTTTTGAAAAAAGTATTTGACAACATGGTTAAAAGTGGATATATTGTATAAATAGAAAGTGATTAACGCACTTATGCCCATGTGGTGGAATGGCAGACACGCCTGACTCAAAATCAGGTTCGAAAGAGTGGGGGTTCAAGTCCCTCCATGGGCACTAAAAGTTTATTGATTCTTTTTAAAAATCAATTGGCGTCCCCGGTGAAAGGTCTGCTCATGGACCTCCAGTAATGGTGTCCGAATGGACATAAGATGTTGACCTTTGTGGCGATTGGTTAGTAACAAACATCGAAAAGGACAGAAGCCTCTGGTGCCCAACGTAAGTGTTGGGCTGGGCAGTCAAGAGCCAAGTAATCTTGATATGCGGGCATAGCTCAGTTGGTAGAGTACAAGTTTTCCAAACTTGGTGTCGTCGGTTCAAGCCCGTCTGCCCGCTCAAAACATTGAAATAGCACAATTTTTAAAAATTGTGCTATTTGTTTATATAAATTGGCATTGATGAATTATACCAATTATTATTATATTCAGAGTATTTGGTATTCCATTCGTCAATTTCTAATAATAATTGTTCTAAAGTAACTGATGAATTTCCACACTTGGAACAATTGTCCTTTTTTAATAAATATTCACAGTTGGCAGGATGTGACAATATCATTGGATTTATATTGTTTTTATAACCATTAACGACTGAATAACGATGGTCTTTATCATAGTTGTTTCCTTCAATAATATTATTAAAACCTAATAAACAATGCTTAATATTGTCGTGTATTTTTTTAAATCTGGATAATGTTCTGTAGTTTTTAAATGGCTCGACATCTGCAATAGTTAGTCCAAATTTTTTGAGTAATGTGTTTCTTTGTTGTTCCCTTGATTTTTCTGAACGATTTTTATTAGAGTTATCTCCAGAACAAGTTTGTGAACAAAAAGAATTTCGTCTTTGTTCATAAGGAATATTGTTGCCACATACCAAACATTTTTTGACAAATGAAGCTGTTGATATTGCCAATCGTTCTTTATTGGTTAAAAATCCTGCTTCTTTAATTGCGTTACTCCAACTACCAAATGTTCTTTCAAAGTGTCCATAATGAATGCTTGGTGAAAAAGTAAAATCGTTTCTTGATGGTATTTTATTATGTTGATTATAAAAATTTTTTAGTTCTGAAATTAAAAAGTCTTTAGTATATTTCATTTGACATAATCTCCGGTTTCGGGTTATAAATAAAGGAGTGGGACAAGCCCTCCTCCGGTTGGGTTTCTATTGCCGCCACAGCAATGGATACCACTAATTCTTTATATTATTTATCATTTTAGTTGTAAAAGTCAATATTATTTTTATCTTTCTATAGTTTAATTAGAAAATCAAGTATATCATTCCAGTACAACGTAAGAAAATTTCAGGAAATCATCAGCTAACAAATCGCAAGGCTATAAAAACATTGAGCCAAGGGAAGTGCTTGGACAGGGCGAAATGATGAAATGAAATTAGTAAGACGTTTGAAAAAATGATTGAAAGATGAGTATTAGGTAAAACACCGGCATAGCATTGCGATTGGAGCCGGAGATTCTGTTCAAGTCAGACATGAAAGGCTAATTTAATGGAAGGGCTGGGTACGAGTGAACCCAAGAGTCTGTAAAACTCCCCTTAACTGTGTGATGGTGCAAATTCCGTCCCCTTCCACAAACAGAACAACTTGATATGGTGTAATGGCTGCACGGACCACATGGAGTGGTCAGGTATTGGTTCAAATCCTTTCTCATTGTTGAAGTTAAATCAAATCTGCAGGTTTGGTACTTCGTGTTCAGGGACGCTTGAACATTGTTCTGAAGATTTCCAGAGAGGTTTGTAAGTAGACCCTGTAAGCGTTGACTGGGGAAACTTTCATTATTCCGGGGTCGTCTAATTTGGTAGGACACCTGACTTTGAATCAGGGAGATTAACATCTCTGTGCAGGTTCGACTCCTGCTCCCGGATCAAAAACAATAAGCGGTTGTAGGTGTAGACGTGTTAGATAGGAACCTTCATTTTTATTATATCGGTATAGTGTTAACGGTTAGCACGATGGTCTCCAAAACCACAAGTCAGGGTTCGAATCCTTGTACCGATGCCAAATTCATACTTCCGGATGGTGTGGGCACCTGTTATCCTTGACTCGGATGATGTTAGAGTTCAATTCTCTACGGAAGTACCAAAATTGCATTCGTTAGGGTACCTTGATTATGTTGGTAAAAAATCTTGAGTATCTCAAAGCAATACCATCCAACAATGGTTAGTAAGGTTCGAACTTACTTGATATATCTGGGTAATGTGTGGTTGCCAAATTCCCATAATACTATTCGAAGAAATAGTTCATTCAATGTTATAGTTGATGATATTCTTCTGTTAAAATTTTCTTTATATGGAACCATTTCTGCGTTTGCAGGATGTTTTATTAATTCAAATGATATATTATTTTTATATCCTTCTTGTATTTGGTATAAATGGTCCCAAGTAACTCCGGTGGGGTTTGGGTTCATTGCTGAATGTGGTCTATACCACCCATAGTTTTTGATCATTTCAAAATCAAATAATTCACTATGTTTTTTGGAAGATAATGAAAACCTGCAACTTTTTCTGTAAAATGTTTTATTTTCATATCTACATTTTGTGCAATAACAAGAACTTCTTGATGCTGGACTGATAAATATAATATTACATTTTTCACATTGTTTGTATTTAATATTTGTGGTTGGGTATTCTTTTGGTGCTTTATATGTTGGTGATTTTGTTCTTGGATTTTGTTGGAAATATATTTTTAATTTTTTAGAAACAGTTAATCCAATTTGTTGTTTAGAAACATCTGATAGTGTCCAGCCATTTTCAATTCGTTTTTTATTAGTATAAGTAGCAGAACAAGAATGATTGCAGAAATCTTTTCTTTTATTATCATAATCAATAATTATACCGCAGCACAAACATTTTTTAGGGTTTTGGTTGTATAGTTTGATGTTTTCGTTTTTAGTATGGTTGCCCAAACATTGTTTTGAGCAATAAGTCATTGATCTTTTATCTTTGATTATAAATTCTTTTTTACATTCTTGGCATATAGCAGTTTTTTTAATTTTCATTTGACATAATCTCCGGTTTCGGGTTATAAATAAAGGAGTGGGACAAGCCCTCCTCCGGTTGGGTTTCCATTATCCGCTAAGTAATGGATACCACTAATTCTTTATATTATTTATCATTTTGGTTGTAAAAGTCAATATTTAAATTATGCTCGGTAGATCGCTGGGGCGACGATGATCCTTACAAGATTGTTGTGGTGGGTCCAATCCCCACACCGAGTACCAAATAAAAATTAAACTTCAATGGACAATGGCGTATCCCGACATTGTGGGAAGTTTATACAGTTTTGTGGTATCTGTGTCAAACCACTTTTGGCCTGTGGGACTGCATGGTGTAGTCGCCCGCCTGTCACGCGGGAGGTTCAGAGGGGATCGTTACCCCTACAGGTCGCCAAACCATCGCAGAGCAAGTCCTTTCATTTGGGACGAAAGAGGGAGTAGGCACTTGAAGTCGAAACCGTGAGTGGTGCTGCAACCAATTTCCGAAAGGACTGGACAATAAAAGTCCAAGACTCGCAGCGATTCCCACCTCTGCAACCAATTCAGGGTGTAGCTTAAAAGAAAAGTGCTGGTCTCGGAAACCAGAGACTGGGTTTGCAAGATACCCCATCCTGACAAAATGTTTTATGGGCTGTGTAATGGGGTTACGGGTGACTTTTGCAAAGTTGCTGATTCAGGAGGGTTCGATTCCCCCACGGTCCACTTAATGGGGAATGGGCGAGGTACCCGGATAATCATGGCATGATTATAGCCTGATCGGAGCGTTACCGATATTCTCCACAAACAATTACCAAGATTGTATCGGTGAAAAAGTCTACGTAAAGTCGGGACGAATCGAACAAAAAGGTGTTAGAATATTGTTCATTTTGGTTAAAGACTGTGACCAAAAATATTAATGCGGGTATGATGTAAAGGTTGCCTGAAGCGTTGCCAACGCTTACTTGGGATTTCGATTCCATCTAGGTACTCCACTCATATAAATACTAAGTACAATTACGGAGGATAATTTTATGAAAATACATGAAATCATATATGAGACACTTGGTGCTACGTCATATCCATGGAAGTTAGTGGATCGATCAGCATCTAGCAATACCTATGAGTTTTTCAACGCACAACAGATAAAGTATATTGTAGACTTAATGCACAGTACTCAATTCTCAGAATTAGTTAAAGCTAAAATCGATATTGCTCGTGTTGTTTTTAGAAATCAAGTTTCAATTGATTCGAGTAAAGAAAATCTACACATCACCAATACTGGTGATGCTTGGGGAGTATTCTCTACAGTAATAGATATTATAAAACACGCAATAAACGAGTCAAACTTTGATATTATTGTTTTTGAAGCCGACAAGAAAGAGCCTAGTAGGGTTAGGTTGTATTCTACATTTATGTCACGTGTACAGCAAGTCCTGCCTAATTATATTGCAGCACCAGCAGTTGATGCAGACTGGCTAATCAGATACAGGCTTGTGAAAAAAGATTCACCTTTGAATACTCCACTATTCATGTCCCCAAAGAAGAAAAAGAAGTAATTTAAGCCGCTGGTGTTGGTTCGATTCCCTTCTGGTCCACGGAAAGATAAATAATATAATGCGGGTGTCGCATAGCGGCTATTGCGCTTGCTTGCCAAGCAAGAGACCCTAAAGGTCATCACGGATTCGAGTTCCGTCACCCGCTCCTAATAATATTTAAAGTTTGATTGGGTATCGTCTAGTGGTAAGACAAACGGCTGTTAACCGTTCAACCGAAGTTCGAATCTTCGTACCCGAACTGAAAAGATAAATACAATAATGGATCGTTAGCAAATCAACTAATGCGGCCGGCTGCAACCCGGCAGGACTCAGGGTAGCACTGAGACGGTCCTCTACAATTTTTAAATAAATAAATTGACATTTGATGAATGAATATGATAAATAATAATATGACAAACTGTTATCAATATTATTATTTATATCAAATCACTAATTTATTAGATGGTAAAATTTACATAGGAGTTCATAAAACAAATAATCTTGGTGATGGTTATTTGGGGTCTGGTACCCTTTTATTGAGGGCATATAATAAGTATGGTGTTGAAAATTTTGAAAAACAAATTTTAGAATTTTTTGATAATGCTGATGATATGTTAATGAGAGAAAGTGTGGTTGTTAATTTGGATTTTATTAATAGGGATGATACTTATAATATTAAAACTGGTGGATTGCAGGGAATACTTGACCAACATACATTAAATAAAATAAAAGAAACCTTTAAACTTAAAAAAATAAGTCATGGTGAGACAAATACACAGTTTGGTACAATGTGGATAACCAATGGGGTTGACAATAAAAAAATTAAAAAAGATGATGAAATACCTTTTGGTTGGAAAAAGGGGAGGGTCATGCCATCTGATTGGGGTAAAAATATTGGGGATAAATTGAGGGGTAGAACTTTAGAGGATATTCAGGGTTATGAAAAAGCCCAACAAACTAAAAAACGTATTTCAAATTTTCAAAAAAATAAATATGCGTTGATTAAAAATAAAAATGATCTGGAGTGAATACCAGGGAGGACGATTACAAGATCGTAGATGAATGTCAGGATAATACAGAACCCCGGCTATAGGATGTTAAAAATATTTGTAAATACTATATAATCATATTATAATAATGAATGATGGAGAATAAAAAATGCGATTGCGAGAATTTTTACCGGGCAAATCATCTATTCAATTAATCTCTGAAGCCAGAGCGATGAAGGGTGATTATGCTGCAGATGAACAATTCAAGGAAACGTTTTTATCACCATTGAGTAAAATAGTTTTTGAAAATAATTGGGAAGATTGTGATAATATTGATATTGATGGGCAAATAATGAAAATTATTGCCAGTAAATCGGATGACACTTATGCTGTTGGATATTGGAGAAATGATGAAAATCAGAAAACCATTTTTCAAAGAATTTGTGTTATACAACTTATTGATTGTTTGTATTTGGCGTCTAAGTTAAAAACTTATCCAGAAATGCGCCAAGTGACCATGATTTTTGTCACAGAAAGTTTTAGGAGTACTAAAATTGCAAAAAAGATGTATCAATGGTTTGTTCAGCAAGGATTTTCATTAATAGGTGATGTTGAGCAATATTTTGGTGCAAGAAAATTGTGGTGTGCATTGTCAAAAATTTCCACTTTGCGTGTTGATGTTGTGAATAGGAACACAGGAACTATTATTCAACAAGGTAGAATTATAGAGCATGGTGAATTGGACCATGAATTTGATAATGAGATATGGGCTTATGATAGTAGTAAAAATGATATTGGTTTGATATTGATTGATATTAGGTAAAAATTATGGTGGTCGTGGCGGAATTGGTAAACGCAACGGATTGTGATTCCGTAAACTGGGGGTTCGAGTCCCCTCGATCACCCGGATAAAAAATGGTGTAGTCCCATAATGGTATTGGAGCGGATTGCTAATCCGTCGGACGTTAATAGCGTCTTCAGAGTTCGAGTCTCTGCTACACCGCCAATAATAATGGCTCGTCTGTTGGTTTTTACAGCACAAGGTCTTCGAAACCATGATGGAAATGTTCGATTCATTTACGGGTCACTAAAAATTTTGGGCGATGGAAACGGGATTCGATTTCCCACAGGTCCACTTATGGGTAGTAAAGTAGCTGGGAGCTACACAGGTTTGGAAAACCTGTTGGCGTTGAAAAACACGCTGGGGATCGAGACCTCTGCTACCCGCCAACAACAACTGAGGTACTATCATGATAGAAATAATTGGTGGTATATTAATAGTATTATTGATATTATTAAACATTCGTTTTAGAAATTTATTGAAAGATGCAAGAGATACCAGTCTTAAACTTTTAGAACAATTGGAAGAAAGTAAAAAACAAGTCATTGAATTACATAAACAAAATTCCCTATTAATGGGAGAAAACGTAAAGTTAAAATCAAAATAAATTATGCCGGTGTGATGTAATGGTAGCCTTGCCTCGCTTAAAACGAGGTGTCCTTGAGACGTGCAGGTTCAAATCCTGTCGCCGGTACTTAAAAAATATTGACAATACCCAATCTATCATGCAAAGATGATAATCTAATTTAATAAAAGGAACCAATTGAATGGAAGATATGATTAATCGTGTATATTTGGGTAGTTGTTTAGATTTAATGGCTAAAATTCCAGATGGTAGTATTGATTTGGTAGTCACCGACCCGCCTTATGGCATTTTATTTGTGAACAACCATTCGAAAGAACAATTTGAAGAAATATCAAATGATGATTTCGCAAGCACAAAACCATTGTTAGAAGAATATTTTAAAGAGTGCTATCGTATTTTAAAAGAAGATTCTGCTATTTATAGTTTTTGTTCTTGGCATAAGGTTGATTTTTTTAAACAAGAAATTGAAAAATATTTTACAATGAAAAATTTATTATTATGGTCTAAAAAGGATGGTGATACCCCAACATCGAAGCCAATTCATACTACAGGTGATTTGGCTGGTGCATATGGAGTAAGTACCGAGTTGATAGTTTATGCCCATAAAGGTAGGTGTTTGAATCGTGGGAAGCGTTATATTGATTTATTGTCATTTCCAAGGGAAAACACTAAATTAATAGGACACCCGACACCAAAACCACCATTGTTGCTAAAATTATTGATTGAAAATTCAAGTGATAAAGATGCAATTATTTTTGATGGATTCGCTGGTTCTGGGTCGACAGGGGTTGCCTGTGCAATGTCTGGAAGAAGATTTATAGGTGCAGAATTAAATGATGGTTATCATAAAATTGCCACAAAAAGAATTAATGATGAATTTGAAAAAATGAGTAACCCGTTAATTCAATGGGGGGATTAATCCCCCATTGCTGGTTAATTTTATGGTATAAAATCACATTCCCATATGGTAATTAAATTAAATCCATCAGATAATAATTTATTTTCTCTTATTAATGTTGATGTATATAGTTCACCGAATGTTTTCTTATTATTTGAATTAATATCTGATGGATTAAATTTAGATGGATTGCCGTGCCAATAATCACCATAAAATTCATATATAGTATTTGTTTCTGGGTTAAAGCCATCAACTTTTATTATTGATTTATCTGATAAAACTAATTCGATCTGTCTCATATTTTTTGGGATACCAATTGTGTCAAGCCATAAATTTTCTTTTTTACTTTGCAAACAATTTGGGCAATTCGAACCTGTCAAATGTAAGTCAGCTCTTTGTTGAAAAACACCATGTTTTTTACAAATTATATTGATTTTTGTTCTGGTGTTTATATATTCAACTAATGTGTAGTCATATTTATCACCATGAATTTTCTTGGCTTGTTCGATATATTCTGTTGTAGTTTTTCTGTTATTACCATAACATTTACTGCAACCAATACCAAGTAAATGTGTCCCAGGTGGTTGTTCAAAGTCGCCATGAATTGGGCAAGTTATTATTATTTTTGTGGCTGCATTTATATATATAGTTTTATCATAATTATAAAAATTGTTGTGAATTGTTGATGCCTCTTTAATAAATTGTTCTTTTGTTTTTGTTTTATTATCTGATGAGCACTTTGGGCATCCATGTCCACTAATATGATTGTCTGGTGTTTGTTCAAAATCACCATGAGTTGGGCATGTTATTACAATTTTATTATCTGTTGATGTATAATTTATTTTATCATAATTATAAAAATTGTTGTGAATTGATGATGCTTCTTTAATAAATTGTTCTTTTGTTTTTCTACAACGTTGTGAGTTTTTTGCTCCTTTACATTTAGGACAACCATAACCTCTAGAATGGTTATCTGGTGTTTGTAAAAATATACCATGAGTTTTACAAATAATTTTTACTTTTTCTCTGGCTTTTTCATAAATGACAGATGTATAATCATATTTATTATTATGAATTTTTGATGATTTTTCTATAAATTTTAATAATTTTGACATAATTTGTATCCTTTTTGTATTAATTATATATTATATAATAGTATTTATCTTTTTGTCAATTTTAATGGTGGTTATGGTGCTAAAAACGAACTTTTTTAATCTTTTTGAATTTTAGTCCTTGACATCTAAGAAAAATCCAGCTATACTATGTGGACAATTTAGGAGTAACGACGATGAACATTCATGTTATTGCGAAGAGCGCCAAGCAGAACCCCATCACTGAATGGGACGTTAGGATTGTTGGAAGCAATGAAGGAGAGCCTCTTGCCACCATTCGCAAGACTGATGAGGGGATTTTCATTCTTGAAGGTTTCGCTGAAGTGAAGGTTGGCAATAGTCTCAATGAAGTTAGGGACGAAGCCCAGTTTATTCTTGATAAGATGAGTGTGTTGATTAATTAAAAGGTTATGCCGGAGTGATGTAATGGTAGCCTTGACGGTTTTAGAAACCGTTGTCGAAAGACGTGCAGGTTCAAGTCCTGTCTCCGGTACTTATTTTTTGTGTCTTGTCATTCCTCGCCAGAAACCTTCTGGTATTGTATCGTTATGATTTAATCTTGTATTAATTATTCCATTGGTTATATAAATTTTTCCAGACATAGATGCACTTATTTTTTCTTTGTGTTCTTGGGTTTTTGATAAATGTTTGGATGTTATTACTATTGGTTGGATATTATTTTTATCCCAAGTTTGAATTTTTTTTATTAATTCTTCGATGGACATTCCGATTCCAGTACCTTTAGTGATATTATCTAAATTGGATAATAATTGACAATTCGCTGGGTGTGATATAATTTTTGGGTCAATATTATTTCTCCAGCCATATTCGACTGATATTATATGGTCTCTACAAACACCTTGTTTGTTATTAGTTGAATTGTAGAACCCATATTTTAATAATAAATCATAGCCTTGTATATTTGGGTATAAGAAAACATCGAATAAAAATTTACATTCTTTTTTATAGATTTTTTTCTTATCTGTCATTTTTGTACCAGATTGTATTCTGTAATTTTGGTTTGCTATGGTTAATGTTCTTAAATTAATTCCTATTATTTTTAAAAACATTCCAAAATCACTATATTGGATTTTTAGATAGTTTTTAATTTCTTTTGCAGACATTTTTTCATTTGTGTATAGTCTATCTAATTCTTTTATTGAATTATTAATGTTTATTTGTGTTTGTTGATTGCCTAATTGAAAATTAAATATATTAGCTAATTTTTTTGCAATCGGGAGTTTTGTTGGGTTATCCCACCCTGTGGCTGGTTTTAATTTAGGATGGTATATATTGCCTGTGATTGGGGAATATTTAATTTTGGTATGTTGGTATTTGTTTTTTATTTTAATTGGGTTTTGTTTATTAATTTTTAATTTTTCAGATATTTGTTTTTTTGCGGTTTCAGGCATTGCCCACCCGGTTTCTTTTCGTTTTTTATTATTATATTTAGCAGAACAAGAACTACTACAAAAATTGTTTGATTTATTATCATATTTTATCAAAATTCCACAATATAGACATTTTTTTGGGTTTTGGTTATATGTTTTGATGTTTTCATTTTTGGTATGATCGCCATAACATTTTGGTGAACAAAAAGTTGATGTTGTTTTTGCTGGTATAAATTCTTTTTTACATTCTGGGCATATAGCAGTTTTTTTCATTTGCATTTTCTCCGAATAAAGTATATAAATAAAAGGAGTGGGACAAGCCCTTCTCCGATGGGTTTCCAATACTTCCGACGGTGTTGGATACCACTACTATTTATATTATTTATCATTTTAGTTGTAATTGTCAATATTTAATTTTTATGGGTGTGTGAAGGGAATTTGGTATACCTTGTGTTCTTAGAAATCACAGTTTGCAGGTTCGATGCCTGTCGCACCCACTAAAATGTTTTTATGGTCTTATAGTGAAATTGGATATAACATCAGTCTACGAAACTGAAGATGGTGGGTTCAAATCCTCCTAAGACCGCTTATATTATGGCTGGGCTGCAAGGTGCAGGGCTGTCTCTCATAAGGACGGATGCGTGGATTCGATTTCCATACCAGCCACTACTAAAAAGTTTTTGAGCCGTTTATAAAACGTTATCTTTTTTTGTCAAAAAGACCTGTCAGTTCGACTCTGGCGATGGGCGGATTCCCGGTTTACATGTTTTATTACCATTTGTTCAAAAAATGCGGGTAGCAGACATCTGGGGGTGTCACCGGTCTTCCAAACCGGCTACTGTAAAAGGTATTTTGGATTCGATTTCCACTACCCGCTCTAAATTTGTGCCGAATAAGGAAGATTATCTCAAAACTGTGTGTTGTGATTTTCGAATGTCACCATCTTTTCGAAGATGTAGCTCAATGGTAGAGCAATAGTCAAAAACACTTCTTTAACACCTTGCATAAATTTAAAATTTAAGAGCCGTATGAAAAATGTTATCCTGTTAAGATCGAAGTCGTGAGTTCGATTCTCACTTACCCCGCTAAAAATATATTATGGGGTAATAACTCAGTGGTAGAGTGCGTAAAGTGTTTTTCAACCATTTGCTCTTATATCACCCTATCGTATAATTGGATAGTACCACACACTCTCAATGTGTAAATACGGGATCATAGCCCGTTAGGGTGACGAAATCGTTATAGGGAACAACAACCTTTCGCAAGAATGGGTTGCCCTATGACGTAATAGGTCAACGACGACCAAGTTCAAGTGTTTATCGTGCTTTGGAAAATCCCACTATACCGGTTGTGTGGGAACGATTATTTTTGCCCCTTGGCGCAACTGGTAGCGCAGCGCACTCTGAATGCGAAGGTTCCAATTTCGAATATTGGAGGGGCAGCTAAAATAAGCCGAAGGTAAATGGTTATCGCAAACATCAACTTTGAAAAAACATCATTCACCAACCCTTGCTTATTTTATTATTTTTTGTTTTGATAGAATTATATATCCTTTTATAGCTAATTTATCATAGCTTATCTTTGTAAAAATATTATGATTTTTTAGGAATTCTCTCATATTATTTGTTGTTATAATTGATTTGTCAGGTAATTGAATTTTATACAGGAATTGTGGGTTAGGTTTTCTGGTTGTTGGTGATATATAATTTGGATTTTGTTGTTTAAGAAATTCTCTGGATTCTTTGGGTGTTCTTATTGATATATTTAATAATCTTAATAATTTATGCAAACCACCAGTGTTTTTATGATTAACTAACCTACTAAGTTCTATAGAACTATATTTATTATATAAATTTTTGGCATAGTTTTTACATAATTCCCAATCAGTAATAAAGTTTGGTGTGCCTAAATTTGCCAGATTCAAATTAAAATATTTGTTTAATCCTGGTAATGCTTGTTTACTCATATCTATTTTGCATATTTGGCATAGTGTTTTTGATTTATGTCTTGTGCCGCAAAATGGACAGATCGTTAATTTTAATTTTTTTTCTTCTAATGATAATTTTGGTTGATAACCGTTTTTTGGCCCATACCATCCTTGTCCTATATATTCTTCTATTAATGTTTTTGGGACTTGTTTTTGTAAGTTTATTATCCAAGAATGTGTGACCCAGCACATTCCATATCTTGGGTTTTTGCTACCTGTAAATTGTTGCATTGTTTTGCTCATGTTTTTTCTGGCATATTCATATAAATGGGAATTAAAATATCTATGATTATTTACAGTTGTTTTCATCATATTAAAAGCTCTGACCATACTATACCAATTCTCTGTATTAATTGGTAACATTTTACAAAGAAGATAGTGGCATATAAAATGTTCTCTGGCAGTTAATAGAACTAAATTTTCTTTGGTGTTATCCCCTTTCAATGATTTTGGTAATATATGGTGTTTTTCATAATATTGGGTTTTGGATTTAACCCTTGGTTGTGATTTGGCATTAGTAATAATATTATAATACCAGTTGTAGTATTTATTTTTTATAAAAATCATTTTGACTTATCTCCAGTCTAAAGTTATAAATAGATGAGCGGGACAAGCCCTACTCCAGTTGGGTTTCAATTATCGTCAAATAATTGATACCGCTCCTAATCTTATTTATCTTTTTGTTTCAGAATTGCGTATTTTATTTTTTTACCAATAAAGGAGGGACTATCATGACCAATACACATACACAATGCGAGCTAAGACGTGGAAATTTCACACAAGTTGCTTGGATACCAAGCGAATATGCTACAGTCGGGAAGTATCTCAAATTGAAATATAATGGTACTTGGAACGATGGATGGAAAGTGGAACAATTGGGTTCATCCCAAGACAGTGACTTTACCAGAGAACGTTCACAAGATTATAAAAATATGAGAAAGATGACCGATATCTAGGATATCGGTCTTTTTTTATGACCAAAATTACAATTTTTAATTGTGGTTTGATAGTGTTGGAAATTCTAAGAATTTCTGTAACCATTAAAAACTATCACAACATTGCACCAATGGTCCAGTTGACGGGCATTGTTAGGAAACGTGCGAATCGTTCTTGGTGTACAACATGGAGAAATATCATGGTAGGAAGAATCGAAAACTATATCCATTCGGATTCACAAATCACCCATAAGGGTGGGGTAATAGTCAAAGTAACAGCCCAAACAGATTTCGCTGCGAGAACGTTAGAGTTTATCCAGTTCGTTCAATTTATTCCAAAATATTGCTATGCTTGTGGGGGCGAAACATGGAATGACGTGATCGAAATGTTCCCAGAGTTGGAAGACAAACGTATCGCAGTTGAAAAAATCTTGAAAGAAACCATTCAGGTATCCTTCAAGACACTTCAAGTATAAAATAACCCGACACACAGTTATCGCAACGATAATATCTGTTCAGTGTGTCGGGTCATTTTTAATGAAAAAATTCTTGATCCTTTCTTTCGTTGAAAGTATCATAATCTTAAAATTATATGCAATTTTTTTAACAATATTCCACACTGAAAGTGATGTGATATAATTGTGAATTCGTTGCTTTATGTTTTTAATATGGGTATATAAAAATAAAAACCATTTGATACTTAAAAGCTTTTCTTTGGTTTGTTGAAATATCCAAACAGTGGGTATAAAACCAAATAATTTTGAACATACCCATATTATAGAGCCATTTATAAAATCACCACCAGCTATTAATAAATATGCCCAACCAGCAACAATCTCACTAATACCAAATGGTATGGCAAATAATGTTAAAATAACATATGCATGAAATGTTTGTAGAAATAATCCAAACGCTATCATGTATGGATGATTGGATATGAATTTTAAAATCTGTCTTGAAGTATACCAAACAAATTCATATACCAAAAACAAAATCGCTGAAATGTATTTTATTAATAACGTAATTTTCTTCATAATAAATTATTTAGCATTTATTAAATGGTGTTTTCAAATTAAAAATGATAATATGATAAATGGAAATAAATTGTGTTTCCATAATAAAGGAAACCCATATTATGAAAAAACCATTCGTGTCATGCTTCGCAGATATCGGGACTACCAGAGAACAATCACCAGAAATGAAAGCAGCCAAAGCCCATTATGCTAAAATGGTCAATGATCTAAGAATTAAAAATGAAAAGAAAGACCTTAAACCATTGGGTGAAGAAACTAAAAAAGAATGATGGATATGGGGACTAAAATCCCCCATATTTTTTTTAAAAACGTTGAAAATAATTTGACACAAGTTGGATTATAGGGTATAAATAAAAGAATGGAAAGCGACGTTGGAAGGATTTTTGGAGATTTTTTAATGATAAATAGTTTGGACCAAAAAATAAAATTACCAGATGGTGTATATACTTTAAAATTTTTATTTGATAATGGTAGAGCAGAATATTATCTTTGTCCATCTTTAGGTAGACCTTGGGGGATAACAACCCCAGCACACTTTATAGATTTTGATGGGTCAAAATTATGTATCGAAATTAGTGAAAAATTAAAAAATAAATTAAAAATAATTTGACAAAAACGTTGGAGTAGAGTATAAATAAAGAATAGAAAGAAACGTTGAAGAAAAAAGTTAGACAGAAGTGTTAAATGGAATTTTAGAACACTTTATGCCGGATTAGCAAAGCGGTCGAATGCACCGGTTTTGTTAAGCACAGAGGGCGTGGTAATTCACGATGTGTGCTTTACAAACCGGTATCCCACAACGCAGGTTCGAATCCTGTGTCCGGCACTACACCTTATTGAAAAATAAGGATAATTTTCATTCATCAATGATGAATGAAACCTCGGGGCTAAAGTGTTGACGGGGGCACGATAGATTTTTCCGTGGCGGGTAACGCTTCGGGTGGATTATGAAAAATTATAATCCTACTGATGGACAAGGGTTGAAGCCCCTTTATGTGCAAGTCATATAGTCCAAGTGGCATTCTATAAGGCGGGTTTCGATTACCCGTAGCTCCACTAAGTAATTTGTATTAAAGGACTCTATTAATTTAGAGTCCTTTTTCTTTTTTAACATACTCCCAATTTAGATTTTCATATTTGTCTATGATAAGAAAATTCTTATTGTATATTTTTAACCATTTATCGATCCTAACCATTTGTTCTGGATTTTTCCAAGCCTTTGGGTCAAGATATAAATTAAAATCTGGTAAGAAAAAATCTGGTGTGTATGAACTGCCGCCACCAATCCAAAAATGATATGCTCGTTTCCATTTTATTCCTGCTTTATCAAGTTCATTTGCCATTTTCCATTCCCAAGTAGAATCTAACTGGCATTCCCTTCCAAAAGAATCTATATATTGAATTTTTTTGGACCAACCACTGGCTGATCTCCATTCTGGGTGTAGTGCAATCCCGCTTGGGTTTGCCAAACAGCGTTGTCTGAGTTTTTCTTTTGTTTCGTCTGAGTGTGTGGTTTGTAATCCAGATGTAAATTGATTACCAAAAGATTCGTGGGTTGAACCTAATTTATATAAATGAGTATCTTGGTGTTGTATACCATTTTCAGTATGAGATAGCCAATAATGTGATAATAACGATGTTCTTGAATTAAAATTTTGTTGGCAATTCGGACATACCCATAAATTATTAATTAGACAATCATTTGTTATTATAGATGCAACATTAGTTTTTAATTTGTTTGGTCCAGTAAAATAAGTCCCGTCACAGGAGTCATTGTGTTTTTTAAAATTGCTTTTAGATATTTCTCTGTTGCATTTTTCGCAGCATTTTGTTGCTTTTAATGCAGTTGATAAATTTTCGCTTCTGCATTTATCTGAACAATAATTTTTTCTTCTATTGGTTGTTGTGAATGCTGTTTTGCAGTGCTGGCATATTTTAGTTTTTTCTTTGCTCATTTTATTGACCTCTCTAAAATTAAATGTTATAAATAAGAATTAGCGGGACAAGCCCATTCACTCTTGGTGGGTTTTCCGAACCTCAGAAATTTGGAATACCGCTACTATTATTATTTATCAATTATGAATTAAAAAGTGTAATAAAGTCAATATAATAAGGAGAAATATATATGGAATTAATATCATTAACGCAGTTATTTAAACCAATTATTGGGTTGTTTGAAACATTTAATAAGCCTTCATTTGATATAAACAAGCCCTCTGTATTAAATGTTAGTATTAAGGAAATTGATGTGTATAAAAAATATGAATTGAATATTAAAAATAATGGGAATGGTTTGGCTACTAAAATAAATATCAAAGTTGGTGTCCATAGTCCATTTGAACAATTTATTGAAAATATGAATCCACAAGACAATAGAAATTTTGAATTTGTGCTAAAAGAAAGTAGGGATATAAAACAAGAAAAACGCAAACGTTATTTTGAATTTGAGATGACGTATATTGAACCAAAAGCAGGAAAAAAAGAAATTACAGAAAGAATTTTTATCGAATAAAGTCAATATAATAAGGAAAACCCTCCAATGAAAACTCATATTAGTATCCCTCGTTTAGAACTTTGGGAATTTTTGGAATGGATGACTGATAATAATGTTGTATATAATGTTACAGATGAAGATTTTTTAATGAATGTTGTTTCTGCGTCTGATTCAAAATATGGTAGATTTTTTGGTTCAACATCCACTTTTAAGTTTCCCATTGAGATATTATCTAATGAGGTATTATTTAGATTGCGCTGGGGTGGGTATGAATATTTGGAATAAAATTGATAAATACTCTTATGATAATACTTTACCCTCTTGACCCATTTAAAACACAATTCATTAAAGATGAATATGAAAGGGGAGTGTCTTGTGTTGAATCTGCGAAAGAATGGGATAGAATATTAAACGAGAGCACTACTGATTATACAGAATTAATTAATGATTTAAAAGATATTATTAAAAAAGTTGATCTTTAACAAAACCTTCTTGACAAAAAATTAAAATCTGGTATAGTGGATAAAGTTAAACAATTGAGGAGTGCTGGTTATGTATGCTATTGAGTCTTTTGATTTTAATGACACTTTTGAAAAATGCAAGAACATTGGTTGGGAGAGCTACGTTACAAAGGTGGAAAGTATTAAGGCTGCCAATAGTCGTCCTACTCGTGCGTTGACTTTTGGTGATATTACCAAGCGTTTGAAGAGGAATAATGTGGTTATTGTTTATTCTGCATCTCGTCATTTTCGGTCTGTTACTAAAGAGGTGATTATTGGTACTGGTGTTCATTATTTCAATAATGGCAGCAAGGATGCTTTTCTTAATAAGAAGGTTGTTTATTCTGGTGGTCTTGTGGACACTCTGCATTTGTTTGTTGGTGATCGGAATCTTCGGGCTGGTATTGTTAATGGATATAATGATTGGTTTTTGTTTGCCAATCTGTATGATGCTGAACAGTGGTCCAACAAGGAACATGTTGTTTGTTAAATTGAGACTGATAATGGAAAATAGAATTCCTAAAGGAATTCTATTTTCAAGAAATTATTTTAGATAATCTCAATTAATGTTTGAGTACTCATTTTTGACTTGTTCAAATATTGTATTTGGCAATTCTACTTGTAATAAATTTTTTAAATGTTTGATACATTCTTTTACTACTGCTACTGTTTCTACCAAATGTCCATTATTGCCTCTAACATCTGTTGGTGTGTATTCTCTCCAATATTTAATTAAAGTTTCTCCGTGTGTTGTTTTCAATTTGTTATTTACTGCGAAACCGAGTATGGATGCTTTATTGTTGGAATTATAAATTTTCCCTGTTACGTAGAATTTAAATTTTGTTTTTCTTTGACGGTTTGGGTTATTGCGTAATACATCATTATTATCAAAGGTATCATATGAAGCATCATTTCTTACCATTTCCACTTGAAAGTTTGGTTTTATTAATTTATTAAGTTTGTTTGCGACTATTTTTAATTTATTGATTGTGTATATATATTCTTTACCTTCTTCTTCGAATGGTTCATCGAACAATGTGTTTTTGGCTGCAATGACTGATTTTTTGATTGCATTGAAATCTTCGTTTATTTTGGTAGCTTCCATTAATTTTCTCATATCTGTGGCTGACATAATAATTTCTCCTTAAAATTTGTTATATAAATATATTTATTTTTTCCATAAAATCGCTTGACTAAAAATTAAAATCTGTTATACTGATTTAATCAAATGATGGAGTGACTATTATGAACATCGCCCGAGAAATTTTTCGTCAGCTTGGTGGGAATCGTTTTTCTGTTATGACTGGTTCGAAGAATTATACCAGCATTGGGAATGGGCTGCAGTTTAGCCTCCCCAAGCGATATAATGGTATTAATAAGATTTCCATTACTCTTGAAGGGGATGACACTTACACTGTGCGGGGATATTATTTTAGTGTGTCCAAGTTGACCTGTGATATGGTTCAAGAAGTTTCTGGGGTATATTGTGAAAATCTGCAGGAGGTATTTACTTCCATGACTGGATTGTATACTAGGCTTTAAAGAAAAATTTAAATATTGAAAAGCACCCTTGTGGTGCTTTTTTTGTGAGTAATTTCTGAGTATAAAAATATATTATCTGAGTGTTGTGGAGATAATAAATTTGCATTGGTGTGCTCTGAGTGGTATATTGGTGTTATAGAGTGAAGTTTTGCACTCACAACCATTATGGATAGGAGATTGCTATGGGGAAAAATTTTATATTAAAAGTTGCTACTACATTATCTGATGGTGGGGTTGATATTAAGAGTTTTAATTCTGAAGTAAATGAATTGATTTTGCGAGATTCAACTGGTGAAGAATACGTACTGATTAAAAAGTCTAATTTGCCTGTAACAATTATTCCAAGGATTCAGGCTCCTGTATTACAGCCAACACAGACCGCTGCACCAATTACTAGGAATACAAATGGTAGATTTGTTATTAATGGGCAGCTTGTTCGTTATACAAAGAAAAGGGTTATTAATGGTATTAATGTTGAACTTACTGCTAATGGTAGGACAACGTATAATTCAAATGGTAAACGTGGTGGGACTAACGGTATTACACTACTTGCGGGTTCGATGATTTTGGTTCATCATAGTAAAAATATGGGGGATAATATTATTGAAATAAAGAATGAATTATTAAATGTTGGGTGGTTGAAACTTTGTCAGAATAATAATCTTGTTTATATTCTTGATAATGATGTTTATTTTGATAAAATATCATCAGCCACTACTCTTATCAATGGGCAGCGAATGGATGGTTATCGGGCTAAAGTAATGTATAAACCAGATAATTGGCAATGTGTATAAAATATTAAAAAAAGCACCCTTGTGGTGCTTTTTTTGTGAGCAATTTTTAATCCTGAAAAAAAGTTAAAAAGAGTCGAAAAAGGTCTTGCAATAATTTCTAAACCTGCTATTATGATAATAACAGATGGATAGTCCAAATGTTCCAAAAGGAGATTATATTATGGGTAACGAAATGATGTTGACTGTTGCGAAGCTTTTCTCCAACAGTGGTATTTCTTGGAGCGTTAATGAGGAACGGGATAGGATGACTGTTTTTGGTTCTGATGGTTCTGAGTATGTTTTTCAGAAAATTTCCAGTGACCTTCGCAATGAACAAGGTCGGTTTGTCGTTAATGGGCAGAATGTTGTGATGAACAGTAAGCGCAAGATTAACGGGAAGATGGTTTCCTTTACTGCGACTGGTATTACCATGTATAATGGGTCGAAGAATTCTGATAATGGTGGTGCCAACTCTATTATGCTTGAAGCTGGGACGTTGGTGTGTAATGTTGAGCATCATGCTCGTGGGCTTCATGGGATTGGTGCTGACGTTGAAGCTCAGAAGATGATGTTTATCAATAATGATATTTTGGGTGAGTTTGATGAATATCGGATGATTCTTCGGGAAGATATTCATTTTGTGTCGATTTCAGCTGCTACTACTTTCATCCTTGGGAGGTTTGCCAACGGGTATGAGCATTGGGATTTGGTTTGATGGTTTTTGAGAAAAAAACCAGGGATTTACAGGAATTCAGTTGACAAGTGGTTTGAGTGTGATATAGTAAATTATAAATCAACAATAGGAGGTATCAATGACTACAAAAATTCAGAATGGTGATTTTGTGAAAACCAGCGCAAATCGCAAAATTGTTGGGGCACCAAATGGTGAAGTACATGTGTCGAGTGGTGGTAGGGCAACTATCATTGGTAAAAAATATTTGGTTGAAGTGTTTGAGAGTAGTACTGCGATTCATGAGAATCATCACACCAGTATTGACCCTAAAGAAGCAATTCTAAAGCAACGTCTTCTTGCTAATGGGGTTATTATCCCAGATGGACCATTTAAATATGTTTTTGTCAAGCGATATGTTTTTGATAGCTTGAGTGCATACTCAAGGTTCATATCTGGTATTAGTTCCAATGGACATACCCAAGTAAAGTAAATATTAAAAAAGAGCACCCTTGTGGTGCTTTTTTTCTTGATTAAAAGTATAAATATGATAGTATAAAGAATGCTTTGATAGGTTAAGTGGCAAACCGCATTTCTCGTAAAAATGAGTCCCAGCTTCGACCGCTGGTCAAAGCACCACTACAAGAAAGGTTTTATGATGTTTACGTTTAATAACAAGACCAACGAAGTTCCATGGGATGAATATTTTGACATGGCTCATCAGCTTGGTATTACTCCGAATATGTTTGAATTTGATTGGCAATTTGACAAAGAAAGTGTCAAGGAGCATTTGGAAAAATACTCCCGAGATTATTGGACTATTAATGGTTGTTATGTTGGGTTAGCATCCAATGCAGACGCTATGATGTTGGTGTTGAAATATTCTTGTAAGAAGATTGACGCCAAGGTATATTTTGGTGATATTAAGGATAGATTATCTTATAAAACCCATCCAAGAATTTTGGATAAATGCTCTGAAAAATATTTGAAGGGGTTAATTTCTGCAATGATTCGGAAGAAGACCAAAAGCATTACTCCTAACATTTGTCCCAACTATAGCTTTACCCTTGGGGAGATCGAGGCTATTTTGGAAGATAAGATTTACGAACGAAATCGAAAAGAAACCATTGCGAGGAAAGCCCCAGAAGAACTAAAGCGTATTTCCACTCGAAAGCTTTTGAGAGCATATAGGGATTGGGCTGCTTATGAATATTATGAGGGGATTTATATTGAAGGTGTTCTGTATGGTTCTTTGGTTGTCAAGGCTGTTTTGGACGTAAGGGAACATTTGAAGAAGAAACCGAAAATTAGGAGATAAATATTGCTATATATGATGGGATTAAGGTAGTATATGGTGATATTGGGGTGAAAAACCCCAACAATGGAGGGTAGCATCCGAGGTGGATAACTGGCTTCGAACCCCAGGCCAACCGCAAGGTTGAAGTTTCGACTACTTTACCTTCCGCTAAAAATTTGATAAATACTTTTAACTCTAAAATGGATTCCAATTATGCGTTTAAATGATTTATCGGAAATTAAAATTTATTCCTTACAACCTGTTGATTTTTCACCAGAACAATTGGATGAAATTTGTGACCTTATCTGTACTGGTGGTGAAGTGACAAAAGTAGGATTGGAGAAAAGAATTCGCCAAGCCAAATTAATCGCAGTTGCTGAAAAAGATGGTAGATTTGTTGCTTGTTCATCCATAAAAGTCCCAGACCCAATGTATAGAGCTAAAATTATACAAAGGGCAGGTATAATATTTAAACCTCAACTTGAATTAGGATGGGGTTTTACCCTACCAGAATATCGCAACCAAAAACTTGGGACAAAACTGAAAGAAGAATTGTTTAAAAACGTCCCCCCAACAAATGTTTATGCCACTGTTAGATTGAAGAATAAACCAGCCATCAAGGGCATCGAAAAATTTGGGTTTAAGGCTGTTGGAACACCATATCAGGGAATGAGTGGGGATTTGATCTCCATATTTTTAGTCAGATAAAGGGCCGAATAAAATTGATTATCGGATAATAGAATTGTTAATGCAGTTTTTAGATGGTTCAAGCCCATCAATCAATCGCAAGATTGAAAAATTCAATTTTAAAACCTTGCCCTTTTGATTTTTTGTGATATGATGAATAAAAGGAGAATAATAATGGATGCAACATTAGACATACCACTTCAAGTTACAGTTCGTTTGGGTAAAACAAAAATGTCCATCAAACAACTTTTGAAAATGGGTAGGGGTGCTGTATTGGAATTGGATAATTTAGTCACAGACCCAATTGAACTATTAGTCAATGGAAAGGTTGTTGCATTGGGTGAAGTTGAAATTGTTGGTGATAATTATGGGATTAAGATAACTGAAGTTTTTGGGAAAACAGCTTGAAAACTATAATGTGATATGATATGTTAATTAGACAAGCAGAAATTTCATTTTCGTTGTTTAGGAGAAGAAAATGTTTGAACAATTTAAAGAAGAATGGGATGAATTAGATTTTTCAGATAAGTGTGGGTTCATACTTGAAATCGCCCCATCATTAGTTTCGATCAGTGTTGCGTTGATGTTGGTTGGATATCTTGCAATATGAGTATTCAAGAAGCATATCAGAAAGCAAAACCAATATATGAAAAATCTGAAAAAGTTCGCAATATTAAAATTAAAGATCAATTGGATGATTTGGTATTTCTAATCCCAATTTCTGGTACTGCAGTTTCATCATCATATTACAATTGTATTAATCATTGGTGTAAGAAAAATTGTCAAGATATTTGGACTATTGATTCTGGTACGCCAATAACAAATGTCATATATAGGGAAAACAGAGAACTATATGACAAAGGATATGATAATAATCATATTATAATAATCTTTGAAAATCCCAGTGATGCAATGTTATTCAAAATGAGATGGGGATAATGATGTTATTTGTTCTTCAAAAACCAAGACAAGAAATAAATGAAATAATATTATGGTTAGGGAAGAATCTTGGGGAAGATTGGAAAATTGCGAACACGTCAAACCTATTTTGGAATGGCGAACTATATCTTGGGTTCGTTCTTGCCCCCAATACCTGGTAAAGCCATACATGATAAACTTTGTCATTTACGAGAAATTAATCAACCAATATTAAATTCAAATGTTAAAACGCTTGTCACGTTTGAAATCCCCAACGACAAAGCTTTATTATTTAAATTAAAATTCTGTTGACAAATTCTTTATATCTGATATGATGGTTTTTTAGAAGGAGAAGCTATGTTCTGTTATGATGAAAATCCAATCAGAGGTAAGAATTTTTCGATGCCCGCTTGTGATCCCCATACCCAATGGGAGAAACATTATCGCAACATGATGTTTTTGGAATTTCTTGCGAAAAATCCGAAGGCGACTTTTGATGAAAAAAACCAAGCAGAGCGTGAATTGCTCATTGCCCATCGTAAATTGATTTGGTGGGAACGTTATCATGGGTTTTCGCATGAAATTGCTAGTACCATCGCTGGAAAGGTTAAAAAGGAGTGGGGAAAATGACAGATTCATTGTATGACCAAATAGAAAAACAATTAAATAACAAATACCCGAAACGTCTTTTTGGGATATTTGTCTTGATTTTGTGTGCCATTGGAATTTTCGCAATCGTTCAGCGCAACAACGTAATTAACATCAAAGAACGTTGTGTCCAAGAAAAATTGAATTATATTGAATGTAATACTGTTGTGAGACTTATGAAGCATGGCAATAGCTGGAACATTGATGCTATGTCCTTTGAAGAATCGTTGTTGGTGATTAAAAAATGAAAATTAGAAATTCACTAAAATCAGCCAAGACGAGGGATAAAAATTGCAAAATCGTCAAACGTCGTGGTAAAGTATATGTCATAAACAAACAAAACCCAAGGTTCAAGGCAAGACAATAGGAGTATATGATGAAAACGCCAAAAGTTAGGGGTACTGATTGTAGAAAACAAAAACGCTATGTGAATGGACTTTTTAAAAAACTCAAAGTTGGTGGTTATTATACCAATTGCAACTATCATCCAGTTAGGTTGACTGAAAAAGTTTGGGAATGGCGTTTTGGTGCTGAAATTTCAGGTATTGATTTGATTACCAATGGACCAACGTCATGTTCAATGGTTCACTGTGGACCAACACCAATTTCTGAAAAATATGCCAACGAATTGGTTGAAACTTGGAAAGAAGGTGGTGACAAAGCCCTTGCGATTAAAGTTGGTGGATGGACACCAGAGGCGTATGATGAGTTTGAAAAAACTTGGAGAACCCCTGTGGAGGAAGGACGATTTTAATGATTCAAGAAGCCTTCAAAATCGTTGAACTGGAAAACGGGGAAATCAAAACCCTATTCCATGGCATCAACAACTCCCGAACAATGCCGACGGGGGTTTGGTTAGAAGCAGACGAGAAAATTGTTCGTGACGGTTCTGGGGATCGCTATTATATTTCTGGTTGGCACACTTTACCAACGTATGAGGATTGTGTAAAATATATGTCCAGATTTAAAAACAGGACAGACATCCTTACCATCGTCCCATGCGAAATTAAAGACATTAGACTAAAGGACCATTCCAAATCACCAGTGAATTTGTCCAAGTATATAAAATTTTAGGAGATTGATATGCCAAGAATGTTAGACGAAGAAACATCAGCGAAAATGATTTGTCCCTACCTTCAAGATAAATGCCACACCCGCACTTGTATGGCTTGGCGTTTTGAAGACAAACCAATTCCAGAAGACGAGAAGAACCCTAAATTTAGAGGGTATTGTGTTATAATGGAAAAATAAGAGTTGAATTCATTCTCATGTTGCCCAGCAGTGCAACATAAATGATAAAATCGCTAATTTAATATGCTCTATTGCGCTTTCAAGTATTAAATGTGCGTAAACCGGAATTCGTAAAATATTAAGGAAATTTTATCAACTGCACCATCTTATCCTTGACACCAACTAAATATCTTGCTAATATATCCTGATGACGTTAGAAAGGATTGTATGATGATTATCACCAGTGGGGTCATTTTTTTGATTTGGCTTCTTAGCTTATTTTCCAGTAAAGCACCAAGTGGATTCATTTTCGTCATTTGGTTCTTTAGTCTTTTTTGTCTGTGAATCAAATGAAACAAAAAACATTAACCAAAACAATATCGTTCTCAGGTGTAGGACTTCACAATGGTAAACAGGTTAATGTTTTACTCTTACCAGCCCCACTAAACACCGGAATTATTTTTCAGCGAACAGACGTTGGGGGAAATAATATCATCCCAGCCTTGTGGAACCTTGTCCACACAACCAACCTAAACACTTGTTTGAAAAATGACAACGACGTTACCATTTCCACAATTGAACACTTGATGGCAGCATTATCAGCCTCTAACGTCACCAATTGTCATATCCAAGTCAACGGACCAGAAATTCCAATTTTGGATGGCTCTGCAGATATTTTTTACCAGACAATCAAACCCGATACCACAGAACAAAAACTGAACCAAAAATCCATCAAGATTTTGAAACCAATAACCACCCAAACAGTGTCTTTGATTCCGGCTGACGAATTTTCCATTGAACTTTTTATTGATTTCCCAGCCAAAATCATAGGGACACAATCATTCCACTATCGAGACAACTTCCCTGAAATCTCCCAAGCCAGAACCTTTGGGTTTGGGAACGAGATTGACTACCTTCGGAAAAATAACCTTGCCTTGGGTGGGAGTTTGGATAACGCTATCGTTGTGGCTAACGATGGGGAAACGATTTTGAACGATGGTGGGCTGAAATACAATGATGAATTCGTCCGTCATAAAGTCATCGATGCTATCGGGGATTTGTATCTCGCTGGTTACCCAATCATTGGTAAATTCATTGGGGTAGGTTCTGGACATTCAATGAATAACGCCCTATTGCGGGAACTTTTCAAAAACCAAGATTGTTGGGAGATGGTATGAAACCTGAAATAACATATTTTCCCAGTGGTCCAAAACATCAAGAAACTTGGTATTTGGATGATTATGACACTGTGCATCGTATTGGTGGACCTGCAAATCAACAATGGTACACAAATGGGTTATTATTTAGCGAGGCATGGATGGAATATGGTTTGCTTCATCGTGTTGATGGACCTGCAATAAGATTTTGGTTTAGAAATGGGCAGTTGCGTTCGATTAGATGGGCTATCAATGGAAAAACACATCGTATTGGTGGTCCAGCATTTCAAACTTGGGATGAAAATTGGCAAAAACAAAAAGAACAATGGTGGGTGAATGACATTGAAAAAACCAATGAAATCCTTCAATGGATAGAAAAAGATAATATTGAGTTGGATGAAAATCACAGCATCGTCAAGAAGAACGATTTAATGATTTTTAAATTGAAATTTGGCTGAGTTATGTTATAATGAGAATTATCTATGTGTGTGCTGGGGAAGATTTTTCCCATTCGTATGTGACCCTGCTTTATTCTCAATCCGAGCAGGAGTGTACCCGAGACCAGCAGCAGTGTTCTTTAGTGAGCATCAGTCCCCAAATTTGAGACACTGGGAACGGTAGATAATAAACTAAATACCTTTATAACCCCTTTGAGAATTTTAATTATGGATAAAGATTTTGAAGATCATATAAAAAGTGTTAAAGAAAGTTCTGAAAAATTTAGAGAAGAACATGAGGAAGAACTGCTTGAACGATGCAGAAATGTATTAACAGATGATTTTGAAACAAGGGCTGCAGAATTGCAAATTCGTTCAAAAATTTTTAGAGAAGAAAATAAAGAAAAATTAAAATATATGCTTTTGAAAGCCAACGAAGGTCTTAAAAATATGGGAAAATAATAAAAATAATTATTGACTGTAATGACATTTTAGGATATATTGGGAAAATAAGAAGTAGGAAATAATTTTTTGAGAATCGTTGAAAAAAATTAAACGGATTTTGAAATGGACGATAAATAAAAATATGAAGTAAAGGTTACAATTTGCGTCGTTAGTTCAGCGGTAGAACTCTGTCTTTACACGGCAGCTGTCGGTGGTTCGATCCCATCACGACGCACTTATAATTTTGGGGTATAGTTCAGCGGTAGAACACCGGTCTGTTAAACCGGGAGCCATTGGTTCGAATCCAATTTCCCCAGCTGATATGATAAATAAAGAGATTCGGAGTGTGGGCCAAAGGCTGGCCGCCAGTTTTGGGAACTGGACATCGAGTGAGTTCGATTCTCACCACTCCGACTTACTAATAAAATCAATAGGTTAGCAGAAATGTTAGCCTATTTTTTATATTTTTCTTCCCACAATCTTACTCTTTCAAATAACTCGTCTATCGTTATGGATGAATTATGGTTCTTGCGTGAATTATCAGATTGTGAAATTAATTTACAATTCGCTGGGTGACTTATAAAAAACGGGTCTATTTTATTTTTAAAACCATCAGCCATGCTATACATGTGATCCCTTGATATTCCCCCTTTATTTGTCAGAGAATTAAACATCCCATGTTGTATTAATAATTTAAAATCAAATTCTTCTGGATAATCTTTGATGTTAAATAAAAACTTTGATTGTTCTTTGTATTGTTTTTTATCGTTCATAAAATCAATTGGTTTAACACGTAATTCATTGTTGAATTTTGCAGCACAAGAACTTGAGCAGAACTTTCTTTGGTGCCATACTGTTAAATAATTATCACAACAAATACATTTTCGTAGCTTTGATTGGTATTTTATTAATAAATCTGCAGCTATAATTCGTTTGGTTAAAATACAAGAACATTTTGGTCTTGTGATTGTACCATTTGATAATCCATGCATTCTCATATGCCCAGATAGAGCATTTTGGTTTTTAAATTCTTTTTGGCATATATCACATTTCATCTTGCGTTTTCTCCGGTATAAGTGTATAAATAATGAAAGTGGGACACCCCATCCTCCGGTGGACTTCAGTTGTCAACAATACTCCTGATCACCACTATTAGTATTATTTATCATTATGGTTATAAAAGTCAATAATTATGTTGACATGATTGCTAAATAAGTGTAGTATCTAAAAGTAAGATTAATGGATCGGCCAGCGGTATTTACTGGAGGGTTTTCTTCTAAAAAACTCATATGCGGGTTCAACTCCCCAACGGTCCTCTGAAAATGTTTGACAAAGTATGGAGAAAAAGGTATATTAATAAAATCAACTGCCCATAGTAAAAGGGATATTACAGGAGTCTTCTAAACTCTTAGTCCAGGTTCGAATCCTGGTGGGCAGGCTAAATTCTCCAACAATATCAATGACTTACAACTAAAATCCCCCATAAAATTCCAAGAATTATTTCTTGGAATTTTTTTTATTGACAAATCATCAAAAATGGGACAAGATGATAAATAATAGTATGGAAAGAAATTCCATTGGGATTTTTAGAAGTTCCATATTAATCCAAGAAGGAGGATACAATTATGGTAAGTGCAATATCTGGTGTTAGTCATTCTGCTCAACGGGCATATGCTGTTCAAATGCAGAGTATTTTATCACAAAACCGTCAAGAAGAGCGTCAAGCTGTAGCGGCGATTTCTGGTGTTTCGTCTGTATTATCTGGACAAGTTCAAGCTGAACAAAAGCCAAAGGAAGAAAAGAAAACTGAACAACCAACCACACAATATGCTTCGGCTGAAGGTCGGGGTAAGAGTGTTAATATAGTGGTGTAAGAAATGGCAACAGAGAATGATTTTGTAAATTATCCGAGAATGGTTAGTGGATATTGGGTTCACAATGCTGCTGCAGATGCTGTAGCATCGAGGGGGCTTGATCCAAAGACTACACCACCAACACAAGATTATAGTTTACCTGTGACTGCATCATTTGCCAATACAGGATTAAACAATCGTTTATCTGGTGGGTTGAATAGTTTTATCAATGAACTATCGACTTCATATTCTAAAAAAGAGTAATTTATTCTTTTTTGATAAATAGTCATACTATGGATGAATTTGACAAAAGATTAAGACAGAAGATTAAAGAATATATAAGAAAAAACAAGGAGCGTTTGAAGAAGCTTTTCAAGCGCAAGAAACCTGTGTCTGAATCTGGTGAAAAGAAATGAGATTGTATGAAATAACACGAATAACAAAAAACTCCCAAGCCACCAGAATATTAAAAAGATCTGGGTGGGAAATTGCTGGTGAAGGCGCGAACGCTACTGTGTATTTTCGTGAGGACAAACCATATGTTTTAAAAATATTTACTCCTTATGATAGTGCGTTTGTTGCTTATATAAAATTTTGTCAAAAAAATTCAAACCCGCATTTCCCTAAATTTTATAAGGATATTGTTAAAATAACTAAAAATTTGTGTGCTATTAGAATGGAGAGGTTGTATCCATTGGATGAAACAGAAGAAATTATAACAGGGTTAGAAATATTGGCTTCGTATATTTCAAAATATTCTATTGATCCATCGTTTCTTTCGCATTCACCAGAAAAATTAGAAAATTTTTTGAAAGAAGTGGTTGAAAAACGAAATGATGTTCTTAATTATTTTGATGAATCTGTGGTGGCAGCTGCAGAATTGGTACCTGATATTGCTAAAAATAGAGGACATTTAGATATGCATCCACGTAATTTTATGCAACGATTGGATGGTACATTAGTTTTTTCTGACCCTATTACTACTTTTTTTGGGAGATAGAAATGAGATTGTATGAACTATCATTAGTTTCCAAAAAATGGTTAAATTCACCCACTGAAGGATTTTTGGAACCAACTGTGGAAAACATTTCGAAGGCGAAAGAGTTTGTATTTCGTAAATGGAAGGAGCGTGCTATTGAGCGAATGGAACGTGAACCATTAGATTTATCCACTGCTTGTAAATTCAGTTCATTATTTGTGAAGATGGTATTTGGCGGGACGATAAAGGGGACATGGGAGCATCAATACAATGACATTAATGGGGTAGTGGTTGACCTAAACAGCGATGCTGGGGACGTTTTAAGGCTACTGGAGCCACATAAGCATGATAGAAGGTTCATTGGTAACAGGGAGCATAATGAGTCGTTAGAGTCTTGCATTCCAAGGGTGAAACGTTGGGTAGAAGAATTTCATAATAGTGTCAGTTAATGGTCTGATTGTGGTGATAAATACTTTTGTGGAATAATCTTTCCACAAAAATCCCAACAATTTAGGAGTGATTTAATTATGGTCACCACAATAGCCAAGAACTACATTAATGAAATATTAAAAGGCGAGCGTCAACTTCAAAAGATTGAGAAGACTGAGCAGAAGGTTGAGCAGGAAAAATTCCGCAAAGACGAGTCAAAAAATATTGATATTTTGGTGTGATTTAAGTTTTATTTTTTGATAGCACTAAACCCCAACCTATTTAATAGGGAGTATACAGTCCCTATGTTATCGTGTTTTATGATTTTAGTTATTTCTGAAACAGTATAATTATCACAAAGATTTTTTATATGTTGTTTCATGGAGTTCCAATCATTAATAAATTCTTTTGTTTTTAGGTTATCCAAACGTAATCCAAAATATTTATTACAACCTTTCATTATTTGGATTGAATAGTTTATATTACAAGAACAATCCTTTTTATGTTCTCCGCAGCAGTGACAAATTTTTATTTTCTCCCAAGATAATTTTGGGGTCCATGGTCCTTTTGGTCCTATCCACCCTTGACCAATATATTCTTCGATTAAATGTTTTGGGATTTTGATTCGTAAATTATCTATCCAAGAATGAACCATCCAAGTGGTTCCGAATTGGGAATTTAATTTTCCGCCTTGTGAGTTATTCATTGTGACAGGCATATTTTTTCTGGCATATTCATAAAGATGAGAATTAAAATATCTATTTTGGTTGTGAGATATAGATGAACTTTTCATCATATTAAGTGCTTTAACCATACTATACCATTCTATGGATTTTTCAGGTAACATTTTACAGAGTAGATAGTGACAAATAAAATGTTCTCTGGCTGTTAATAAGATTAAATTATTTGTATTATCCAATCCACCTAATGACCTTGGTAGTATATGGTGTTTTTCATAATAAGTTTCTTTGGATTTAATTCTTTGTTGTGATTTGGCGTTTTGGATAATTCCATAATACCAGTTATAATATTTGTTTTTTATAAAAATCATTTTGACTTATCTCCAGTCTAAAGTTATAAATAGATGAGCGGGACAAGCCCTACTCCAGTTGGGTTTTTCAGATGGTCGAATCTCTGAAATACCGCTACTATTATTTATCTTTTTCTTTCATTTTTGTGTAAAAATAATTTGACAAAATGATAAATAAAGTTTACTATATAATTAATATTCGGGGATCATCTAACGGTAGGATCGCAGACTTTGAGTGTGAATTTTTAATAAAATTCCAATATCCATTTATAAATAAATGGATAATTGTGGGAGGAGGATTTAAGTCCTAAAGAGTGCAAATCTCAGCCCTCCACATTATCTGCTTGTCGGGGTTCGAATCCCTGTCCCCGATCTTATTTTTATCTAACCATGGTCCTATGGTGAAATTGGATATCACGATAGCCTCCTAAGCTTTAATCCCAAGGTTCGAATCCTGGTAGGACCACTCACAATCCCCATAAAATCATAAATACAATTGATCTATAGGCTAATTGGACAAACCCTCTGAATCCGATTCAGATATTCCAGATTCGAGTTCTGGTAGGTCCGCTTTATTTTTGTTGTAATTATTATTCATTTATGTTACAATGAATAATGAAGAGAGGTGTATTATGTTACCTGTAATAAAATGGGACGACCAATATAGTGTTGGTATTGATGCCATCGACAATGATCATCGAATGTTTTTTGAGATCACTGAAATGTTGAGTTGTATGGAAACATATGAAGAGGTATTGGTGATTCGTTGTTTGTCTATGTTCAACGAATGTCTTCATGGACATTTTTTACGGGAAGAATTGGCGATGGAGAAAGCCAACCATGATAATTATGCTGAACATAAGAGACAACATGACGCTTTTAAAGAAAAGATTGCAGATATAATGGATTCATATTATAGTGGAAATTTAAATGCTATTGTTGGTTTTCCACAATTGATTTGTGATTGGGCATTAACCCACATACCAAATAATGATTTATTATTCAAGGGTGCCATTTTACCAGAGCATGTTGACAATCGTTCCATTGCCGCATTAGCGATGGAAAGTTTTAAAAAATCGATAAAGGGATAGTTTCTATAAATTGTTTGACAATGCCACAAAATCTGCTATACTCTATATATGAATTTGTGAGGAGAGAAAGTGGAAATTTTTATGATCATTGTCATATTTTTTGTTGCTGATACCATTTCCAAGGTTCGCAACAAGTAATCAGGAGAGATGCCATGGGAAAATTTGTAGTGTCGGTTGAATGGTCACAGACTGATTCCACCAATTATTTAGTTTGTGCTGATAATAGGAAACAAGCTGAGATGAAGGTTAGGGAGCATCTTGTTGGGAAACGTTTTAGATATATTTGTGTTCGGGAAAAAATTGATATTGAACTTTTATAGGAGAATGAAATGGGTGCAGTAATGTTTATAGTATCTACTAAAATTGGGTTAATGATTGATTATATTTTGGGGATGTTCATTGCAGGATTTGTTGCTGCAGATACTATTTCAAATGACACTCCGAATTACAAAATGAAGCGTCTTGGTATGATATTATTTTGGCCATTTTATGTTGTTCGTTGGTTTTTTAGGACTGTGCTAAGATAACCATTTGATAAAATCTGTTATTATGATGGAAATTGGAGAGTTTGAAATGAATAATGATGCACGAAAACAATGTGAAAAATTGGCGAATATTTTACTTGAACTTTTCGCAAATGCAGACCCTGATCCTGAAAGTGGTATGACATTCAAACAAGAATATGAGCGTTGTGCTGGGGATGGCGAATTTGAAAAAATGGTTAGAAAGAATGTTGAGGGATATTTTGGGATTGAAGGAGAAAAAGAATGACTTGTAGGCATTGTGAAGCGAACAATGGGGTTAGGATTGTGGCATTGATTACCAATGGTGAATCTGTTGTTGCGCCTGTGGCTGTGACTTGTTCTCATATGTCTGATAAGGATTGGCATAAGACGAGGCGAAAGCCCAAACCCAGACCAGTATTTACCCTTATTAAAAACCCAGATTAATCTGGGTTTTACTGTGAAATAGACCATCCTTTATTTTTGCCACGAGTTGTGGGGGTGGTATTTTTTGTGTCTAACCTATCTAATAAACCACATGGAGTTAAATTATGGTCTATGCTAAATTGTTTTAATTGTTTTCTGGATAGTTCAAATTTATTATTGAATGGATCTGTAATAATAATTGGGGTCATTTTTCCATTGTTTCCTCTACCAATTTCCCATCCGTTATTTAAATATTGGTCTAATTCTGTTGATTGAATCATTTTTGATTTTTGTGATGGGTGTTTGACCCATATAGTGTTCAATGCGTTGATGTTTGGTTTTCCTTTTGTTGGTGTTATTATTTCTCCTGTAATCCAACGAGGATCGTTTGTATTAATCCTTCCTAATTTTTCTCCTGTTTTAGTGTTAATTGCTGGACAGGTGTTTTTTAATTTTTTATTGGATGTCCCCTTGGATGAGTGAACTAATTCCCCACTTATATATCTTGGGTCTGTCGTATCAACCATCATATGTTTTCCTTCTTTGTCTTTCACTACTACTTTTCCTGTAGTAGAGCCAATCAAGTTTGTGTTAGTCTCAAATTCTTCTTTTGATACAATTAAATGTTCACCTGTTGAATTTTTGGCTACAACCTTACCTTTGTTTGCCTTGCTTAAATTTTCACAATGTGTTTTTGATTTTCTTTTTCCTTTGGATGATGTAGATATTTTTTCTTTTATTTCAGGGCGAGATTGGTGGTGTTCAACATTATATAATGATAAACATTCAGTTTTTAGGTTTTCTTTGAAATCCTCTGATTTAAAATAATTATCAACTCCATAAATGGCTAAACAACCTTTTTTATTGGCTTCTTTTCCTTCATCTGATTGTATGAAATAATCTGTTCCGTATAATTCTCTGTTGTTTTGTTTTATTTTTGGGTGTTCAAATCCTGTCGCAGATCCTTTAAAATTATTTGATATATTTATATAGGATAAATCGTTGACGCAATTATTTTCCATTATATATTTTGTTTCATAAACATATGCTAATGGTTGATTTTTGAACAAAGGATTTTCGTTGATGAAATTTTGTAAATCTCCAAAATCAGTTATTATTGATATTATTTCGAATGCAGAAATTCCTTTTTTCTGTATAATTGATTTAATATATTTTGATGAAGTAAAATAACCATATTTGTGGTGTGAATTAAAAAATAAATCTGGGTGGGCATGGTTCCCCCATTTTGCTCCAACATATAATCGTGAAGTGCTTTTTTCTTTTATTATATAAAAATATGGTGTATGTTGATAAATAATGTTGCTGGACATTTTGCGTTTTCCTTTGTCTAGAGCAAGTGGAAATTGGCGTTTCGCGACTTGCGTTATTTTGTGCTTGACTTTTTTTAGTCATCTGCTATAATCTATTTATCATTTAAATTAAAAAAGAAGGATTTTAATTATGGGCGGAAATATCTGGAAGAATCCACCGACTGTTAGATTGGAAAAAGTAGGATATGAGGTATTAACTAATAAGATTCTTTCTGTGTTGGGGAAGAAATTTGGGGAGGAAAAATTTTTTCTGTTACCTTCTTTTCGTTCCAAGGAAGACTTTGGCGATGCTGATATCCTTGTGAAGAACGAGGGATATGTTAATTTCAGTCAATTTGTTGAATTTGTGAAGGAGTCCTTTGGATTAACCAAAGATGATGTGTCTCGCAATGGACATTTCATTTCTGTTCGTATTGAAAATTTTCAGGTGGATTTCATTTTTCATCTGCCTGAAAACTGGGAAACTGCGAAGAACTATTATCGTTATTCTGACTTGGGTAATTTTATTGGGAGAATTTCGCATAAATGTTCGTTCAAGTTTGGGCATGACGGATTGAGCTTTATCTTCCGTGATGGCAACTACCAGTATGGCGAAGTGAATGTTTCCAAGGACACCAGTAAAATCTTGCGTTTTCTTGGTTTCAATCCTGTAACTTTTTTTGAAGGATTTGAGACTTTGGAAGATATTTATCGTTATGCAGCGAGTTCCAAATATTTCAACAAGAGCATCTTTGCATATGAGAATCGTAATCATATCGCTCGTGTTCGTGATGAGAAGCGGGCTGCATATCGTGGATTTTTGGAATGGCTTGAGACTGAACAGAACTTGACTGCTTATCCATGGGAGGATACTTCTGAACTTGGTGGGCGGGTTGAGAAGCCTGAATTCGTCCAGAAGGCTTTTGAATTTTTCCCAGAATTTGTGGAAAAGTACAATGCCATGAAGGCAGAGCACGCAGTTTGGAAACGTTCCAAAGAAGTTTTCAATGGTGAGCTTGTGTCCAAGTTGACAGGTTTTGTTGGAACTGAGCTTGGTGGTTTTATGCAGCACCTAAAGAGGAACGCTCCAGAAAATTTTGCAGCTTGGGTTGTTGAAAAACCTGATGTTGCAGAATGGGTATTAAGTGAATTGTCCACATTTAAATAAGAGGTGTAATATACCTCTTATTTAAATAAAAAGATAAATATTCTATTATGGATATTATTTTAAAAAAAGCCAGATTTATATCATTTTTTATTATTGCCAGTATAACGTTGGTAATAGTTATTAGTTTTTATTTCATGACCATGAATAATATTGACCAAGATCGTTTGGTTAAGATGACTAATATTTATGGTCGAGGGGAAAGTGTTATAAAAGTATTAGATAGACATGTTCATAACTCAATCGAAGATGTTTATTGGGCATTGCGAGTATATGAAAATAAATGGGTTGACACACCAGATGATGAATTTGTTGTTTGGGTTAGTAAGAATACTGTGAACACTTTTTATGCATCTAAGATAATAATCAATAGTGTTAGTGGTGTCTCTTATAGATATGAAGACAATAAAATAACCAAACAAAAAAGTGATAATAATTTTAATCAAAGTAGTATTATTGTTGGAACTAATTTGGTTATGGAAAATTCAAATGATGGGTTGGAAATAATTTTTAAATATACTATTAAGGGGAAGGGTGTTATTAATATTCATGTACCACAAAATTATTTGGTTGATATTTTTTCAAATCTTAGGCATCATTGGGAAATTTTGATAATAGATGTTACAAATAATATATATTCTGATTTAGTTAATGAAATTGATAAATCAATTTCTTCGTTTGATAAAAATAAAATATTAAATGATTATAAATGTAATACCAAACTGCTAATAAAAAATGAAAATGATGATTTTTCGTTTCTTGGTAATTGTTATAAATCTGTTTATTATAATTTATATTATGTGGTATTATATGATTATACTTATGAAATGTCTGGCTTTGTTGATAGAAGTAAGAAAACATTATCATCATTTTCATTGTTTGTTTTTATGATATTATTAATTGGTATAGCGTTATTAATAGTTTCTGATAAACAAATTAGAGTATATGTTGAGTTAAAACAAATGAAAGACGAGTTTGAGGAATTGTCGAGTATTGATGAATTAACTTCTGTTACCAATCGCAGGGCTGTTATGAAAAGGTTGGTTCAAGAAATGACCAGAATGTCTCGTCATGGTCGCCCACTATCCATTATGTCATTTGATATAGATTTTTTCAAAAAAATCAATGATACTTATGGGCATAATGTTGGAGATATAGTTTTGAAGAATTTGGTGATTGAGGTACAAAAATGCCTTCGTCAAACAGATTTGCTTGGTAGAATGGGTGGTGAAGAATTTTTGATATTGTTGGGCGATACCAAATTAGATGGTGCTACTATATTGGCTGAACGTATTCGTGAAACTATACAAAACATACAGATAGTTAAAGACATTAACATCACCATTAGTGTTGGTGTTGGTGAATTTAAAAAGGGAGAGATTACCAGTCAATTATTAGCACGTGTTGATTTGGCATTATATAGAGCTAAAAATGAGGGAAGAAATAAGGTTTGTATATCCATTTAAATGTATGGTATTATCATTTGATAATAAATAATGATTGCAAAGGAGAATTGGAATGACACACAAAAATTTGTTACATAAAATAATATCATGGGTTGCTGAAAAATTTATGTCAAGGGACCATATTTTTTATCTTATTGAAGAACTTCAAATAATATCCTTGTCCAAAAGAATTTCTTGATTGCAACGCACAATAAATATGTTACAATGTGGCTTATTTTTGGGGAATTTAAAAAGGGAGAGTCTACCAGTCAATTATTAGAACGTATTGATTTGGTATTATATAAAGCAAAGAATGATGGGCGTAATAGGGTGTGTAAATCTGTTTGACAATTTTACTTGACTTTTGATTTGATGATGTTATTATACCTCTGTAACATTTAATGGAGGTTTTCGTGGGGTATTTTTGGGTAATCGTATTGTTTCCGTTGGTTTGGCCATGGATTGCAAGGGCAATTTTTAATACAGAATTGACCTATGCAGAAATGTCGTTGAACATCGTGATCGCATTTTTGCTATCTGCAGGTATTTATTATGGTGGGCGATATTCTTCCATGGCAGATTATGAGGTATTGAATGGTGAGGTGATTGGGAAGTCCAGGGAAATCACTTCTTGTGAACATTCCTATTCTTGTAACTGTAGGACTGTTCAGAGTTGTAGTGGTTCTGGCAAAAACCGTTCATGTTCAACTTCCACAGTTTGCGATACCTGTTATGAGCATTCCAATGATTATGACTATAGGGTTAAAAGTAATGTTGGAGATTTTTTGATTAATAGGGTTGATCGTCAGGGTGTTAGTTATCCAAAACGTTGGGTTAGCGTTAAAAATGGTGATACAGTTGCCATGCTTCATGAATATGTCAATTATGTGAAGGCAGCATCTGACAGTCTTTTTCATAATGAACTGTCGATTTTGTCCACCTTCAATGGGAAGCTACCTGCATATCCCTTGGATATCAAGGACTATCAGTATATTGACAGGGTTTTGGTTGATGGTATCACCATTCCAAATATTTCTGAATGGAACGCCAAGTTGGCTAATATTTTGAAAACATTGGGACCACAACGTCAAATGAACGTTGTTCTTGTGATTACCACTAACACCAACCCTGAGTATGCTCAAGCATTGAAGGCATATTGGCAAGGTGGTAAGAAGAACGACGCCATTATTGTGGTAGGGGTATCTGACTATCCAACGATTGGTTGGGTTCGGGTTCTTAGTTGGTCATCTGATGATATGTTCAACGTATCCTTGCGTGACAAGATTTGGGATTTGAAGACCCTTGCTGTTGACGAAGTTATGCGGGTCATCGAGAATGAGTCTATGACGTATTTCAAACGTCGTCCAATGGCAGAGTTTGAATACTTGAAAGACGCCATTGAGCCATCAACTTGGGTGATTGTTCTTGCTGGTGTGCTTGGTGTGGTTGTGAGTTTGGGATTAACTGTTTTATTTTGTAGGCGTGATATTGATATCAAATTTCCTTGGCAGAGATAATTTTGCCCTTGACAATTTGTAAAATATGTGCTATGGTTTGGTATAATAGTTTAGGGGATTTTATGGCTACGATTTTTGAGTTTGCTGCATAAAATTTCACCTAATGATGGGTGTGATTGATATTTTTGACATACAGAAAAGGAGAACTAAATGAGTAAAGGTTTGATTGTTGCATTGAGTATTTTGGCTGTGGTATTACTTGGTGTTGGTGTTGTTGCGACGAGCTATATTGGTGCTTACAACGCTGGTAATCGTTATGAGAACCTTCTTGAAGGTTTCAATCGGAACAATGAGAATATTTTGGCTCAGTATGGGCAGAAAATTGCTGAAGCTGCTCAGGTTCCAAAGATGCAGTCTCAAGATTTGAAGGATTTGTTTTCTGGTGCAAATGCTGCAAGGTATGGGGCTGATGGTTCCAAGGCTGCGATGCAATGGTTAAAGGAGCAGAATCCAAATCTTGACCAGAGCACCTACGTTCAACTTCAGCGTATGATTGAGGCTGGGAGAAACGAGTTCACTGTTTCCCAAACGAAGCTGGTGGATGTTCGTCGCCAATATGAGACAGAGTTGGGGAGTTTTTATCGAGGGTTTTGGCTTGGTGTTGCTGGATACCCGAAGAAAGACCTTTCAAAGTTTGATATTGTGTCGACCGACCGTGCATCTGAAGCTTTTAGGACGAAGAAAGAAGCACCATTGCAATTGCGATAGTGAATATTAAAAGAAAAGCCCCCAATGGGGGCTTTTTCGTATTATATGATAAATAAAATTGTGACTTATTTTTGGGGAATGAAATGCCGTATCGTTTTATTCTATTGGATTCATTGGAATCATTATCGAAGGGTAATCTATTAGTTAGATTCTCCACCATATCTTGCACACAACATTTAGAAGGTGTCCCGTTAGTTAGTTTGGTATCGGATAGGTTGGTTCGTGATGGATTAGTTGAGCCTTATCAACTGCCAATATATGATTTAATAAATCACAGCAGTACAATTTATTATAAATTATCCCACGATGGCGAACGAGTATATCGTGAAGGGATGTGGCGATATAGTAAAATGACGATGCGTGATAAAATATTGGGGAGACTTGGGATAATTTAAAAACTGCGATTTTTTAGTCATATCAGCCATGATTTTGGGAAAATGACTAAATATTAGTAACAATGAATGAATTCTTTGTTGGGGTCGTGCCCAACCATTGTTGCGTAGAAAATGTTGGTACATGTCCTGCCTATCCTGGCGACAAGAATTTTGCTACACAATCTCCTTGACCAACATTTAAGATTGTTTTCGGAACAATTCAAAACCGAGTAGCTGAAAAGCCCCTTCTTTATTCTTAGAAGGGGCTTTTTTAATTTTCAACCAAAGTCGTGACGATCTCGTTCTTCATCGTCCATCAGCCCATATTCTCCATCATCCCGAATAAAGGCGTCTGAACCATACATGGGCTGGATTGCAGCCCAATCCTTGGTATTGGGGGAATATTCTGATAGGGTGTGTAGGAACCGTCCAGCTTCATCGTTAGTCTTGAATGATGGTTCTGACAAAACCTTACGTTCACCTCGATCATTTGTGGCACGAATATAGAATAGCGAGCCATAAATTTCCCCACGAGGATTATCATAATCTGCGAATTCAGGATCGGTCCTGACGCAAACAATATCCTCCATGACTTCAAAATTCCACTTCATGATTAGTCCTCCATTTCGTCATTAATGCGGTCATAATATCTCTGCTCATCAAGCCAATTCTCAAAATGCTCGTTCTCGGTCAACCCTTCACGATCAACCCCCTGCCCGATACCAATATAATCACCATTTGCATTATAGGCAGAGTAACCATAACTATCAAAACCATCAGAGTCATAGTTGCCGAACATAGTCTCAGTATCATACTCGATACCAGCAGCCTTCATTTCTGGGTTCCACTCAGTGGGAATCTCACCCTTGGCGTTATAGATAAACTCACGCTCATGGCGGGGAAGGGTGGGGCTATATTTCCCATAAGACATTTTGGTTACTCCCTAAATTGTCCTTACAGTATAACAGGATTTTTCATAAAGTCAACAGGTATTTTGTCTGCATACCATCTATCCATTTTTGATGATAGATTTCTCTTGCACTGCAACATAAATAGATATATAATAACCAAAGTTAAATAGAGAGGTTTTTTAAAATGACAACTATTGTGTTTTTACATGGCGCGAATTCCAGTGATAAATCGTTTAATTATATCAGGGCAAGATTGCCTAAACATACATCTGTACCATTAGAGTATGATACTAAGACTCCATTGGTGGAAAATATTGAACGAATAAAAGAGTCCATACTGGCTGTATCAAAGGATGATATTTCGATTGTTTCCCATAGCCTTGGGGGTGTTATAGCTGTGTCTGTGGCGAAAGAAATACCTGCCATTAAAAAAATAGTTACAATGTCTACCCCATTTGGTGGGAGTCAATCTGCAGACATTTTAAAGTGGATGTTCCACAATAGCCAGTTATTAAAGGATATCTCTACCACAAATCCAGTCATATCCAATTTATCTAAGCGTGAAGATTTGGAAGTGTTGTCGTTTGTGTCTACCCTTGGTGCCAGTGATTTTATCAAGGGTGAGAACGATGGTGTGGTGACTTTGGAAAGTATGAAGTCATTATCTGGACCAACATATAAAGAAGTACCAACCAATCACTTTGAGATATTGTTAGACGATAGTGTTGTTGACGATATTAAAAAATTCTTATTTTGAAAAGGAGACTATTATGAAAGAGAATAATACAGAAAGTTCATTTGACCTTGAGGTTAAGACTTTGTTTGACAACATGTTAAAATATGCCCAATTGACATTGGATGAAAAGTATGACAAGATTCTTTATGAATTTGACAAGGAACAACCAACCTTGGAAAAATAACATTTGACATTTCCCCATTAACTTGGTATGTTGGGTTAGTATAACGAACGTGGAGTATCTGACATGAATATGTGGTCTGAACGAGAAGATGCAGAGAGAGAAGCCCTTTGGAAGAAAGTGGCTGAATTAGCTTCAATGCTTGGTGTGAAAATTCATCCAAATCTTGGGCTGAATGTTGAACCAAAATCCACTGATGAATTTGGGCATTCAATGTCTGGGCGATATGACAATGGTGGTTGGCGATAATGGCAATGAAATATGGCTGGTATTCCCCAGCAGCATTCAAAAAATTTTCGTCAAAAAGGCAGCATGACTTGGATAAAGTTTTATATGACCTCATGGTAACGTTGACTTCTGATATGTCAGAAGTAGAACACACCATTATAGGACATGGGCATTATATCCAAATTGGACCAAACAACGAGCGAGTAACTTGTTGGACTGATGATGAAGAAGGTGCTGACTATAAATGGGAAGACAAGATTTTGGTTGGATATTTTGAACCAAATTCTTTCAAATCTGTAAAAATCCCTATTGACAAACGCAGCTAAACCAACTATAATCTTTTCATAAACATTGGAAGGGAAATCAAAATGTCTAACACAGTTTCTGTTCTTTGCCCAGATGGCAAGACCCGCCAAGCCACAATCACTTCTGTCGATTGTCTCCACACCAATATCTCGTTGCGTTTGGGGCACAACCAAAAGTCTTATAAGGGCATCCTTGTTGATGGCAAGTTCATGCCTCGTGCTGGTGGGACCAATGGTATGTTTTTCAAAAACATTCCTGTCGAGTTCAGGCACTGGATTTAGTTTTAAAATTGGTACAAACGATTTAGTAAAAATGGGATGGGGGTAATGGATTTTTCACCTGATTATGCAAGAAAATATTCATCGAGATATCTAACTGAAAAACAATTTAATCAAAAATATGTTAGGGAAACCATCCCTATTAAAAAAGAAGATTTGGTTGTTTTGAAACCTGTCAATAAGATAGATATTCCGACGAAAGATGAAATGGACCCAACTGCTTTACCGGGGACGTATGTGAACGTTCAGATTTGATATCTTGATTATTTGTTAATCCACCCATCTGATAAGGTTCCATCTTCGTACATGACTTTCTGTGGGGTAGCTTTGAAATATTTTTTAAAAACATGTCTAAATAATACTTTACAAAAATCAAAAAATCCAGCTTCACGTTGACCTTCTGGTTGAACATTAAAACAAGAACGTTTTAATAACACTTTTGACTTTACATTCCAATGGTGGGAAATATCTGTTTGACAACCAAATGCGAAAGGTGATTTCATTTTTATTCCCATTATTTTTTCATATGGTATAAATTCATCGCCGGGAACATTTTGGAGTTCGTTTAATTTAATTTCCCCTACACCAAAAGATGACAATAACTCTATAGCTTTTCTCAATTCTTCTTTAGTGTCGAGTTCCCCTTTAACGATGTTGAGATTGATTCGTATTTTATGCCCATATTTTTCAGAAATTTCTTTTAATTGTTGGATTCGATTATGTTTGGACGATGCTTTTAGGATTTCGTTATTTCGTCCCCAATCATAATGTTGGATTGAAACGTTTATACCATCAATCAATTCCAACACCCCTTGAACATCTGGATTCCAAATCATGGCTGCTTTTGGTAGGGAAGTTGTCATGAAAATTTCTTTCAAACGTGGACGAACACCTTGGACATAATGGAGTAATTTTTTTGGGTTGAGAAAAGGTTCACCACCAAGGATCAAAATGGTTTCACAGCCACTTTTCAAAGTGTTGTTGATCATATTTTCAACATCTTGTCCTTGATTATCAATTCCATCTCGTTCAATACAAAATGAACAATCGTTATCACAAGATTTGATAAATCTTATGTCTAATGAATTATAGAATTTACCATCACAAGAATTAATCTTGAGGGGGTTTTTTAGTGGCATCCACCACTCCAGCCCATTCTGCTACTTTTGGTTTGATGACAAGCTACAGCTTTTTTCTTTTTATCTATGGCTGGTTTTTTTGGTTTTGGACTATTTTCAAGTTCTTCATCATCTTCTTCGATTAGTTCGTCTTTGTCTAATCTACCATGACAACCACCACCATGACAACCTGCAGATTCATTAATAAGGTCAATTAAATTGATCCACAATTTTTTATCTTTCTTGGTATAAGCTTCTGTTAAAGCATTGATGATTTTGTCTTTTAAAGATGGTTGTGTTTCAACGTCAACACTTTCCATTAATTTTCTCATATCTTGTGAACCCATAATTAATCTCCTAAATAGTTGGTATAATTTATTTATCATTTTGTTGACATATTGTGATTCTTATTATAGGATAATATATTATAGATGATGGAGGCAATATTTATGTGTATGCAATGTATAGTGAACCCGTTATATTGGTATGATGTTTTGCCAGGTTGGACGTTGATTCGTGCCAGACGTAAAGATGATGGTGAAATGAATGTTGGTGATTGGGGATTAGTGACAATCAACGACCCTGATTTTATTTGGAAATCAACACCAAAAATGGACCCGAAATTCGAAATGACTGAAGAGGAAGAAGATAAATTTTGGGACCAAAACCCCGACTACGATTCTATGCTACCGGATGATTTTTTGGATGCATTTGATAATTCTAGTGTTATGACTTCTTGGGAGTTGGTCGATGCAGCTATAAAGGCTGGGTATAATCAAGAAAAACATGGATGTGATGTTAAAAATTGGTTATTTCATTATTTGGCTTGTTGGATTCGAGATCATGAGCCAACTGTTGAAGAAGACCCATTTCCAAATTTGGATGGAATGGTTGAACATAATTATGATTTAGGAAAGGAATAACAAATGGCTAATTATACAACAGCACATTTTAGAAAAAATAAAAAAATTACAGAACAACAAATTGAACAAACTTTGTTGGATGCTATCAAATGGAAAGAAATAACTTTGAAGGATAGTGGTGTTGGTGTTTGGGAAATCCAATATAACGGAGAGTATGCAGGAAGAATTTCATTTGGGAATAATGAATTGACTTGGCCACATCGAGGGGAAATGATAATTGAATGGTTGTTAGGGTATATTGGGGAATATACAGCTGAAAAAATGGGTGCTTATAAGATGACAGATGAGGGGGTTGATGATGTTTGGAAACCTAAATTTCATAATGAATATCCAGTATACTCTAAATATTATAACATGATGCATTCTTTTATTATTAAAAAACGCCCATTTTTGAAATTTATGTTTATACCAGAAAAAGAATATGTGAAAATTTTTGGATAGTGAGGTAATTAATATGAAGATAACATTTCATCAATCTGTCGTATCATTGGTAAATTTTTGATGGGACGAAAAAGATTGGACATATTTTCAAATCAAATGATTTATACAATGCTCATTTGTATGAAGATGGTTCTGTGATTTCTGGAAAACTTTTAAGAGATGTTAAATCACAAGTTAGAGATAAATATAAATATAAATATAAATATAAAGATAAATAACGTTTTATAATGGAGATATGATTATGAGATATAATGAATTTGGTGGTGAAATAGCTAAAAAAGAAAAAAGGTCTTTCTTGATTAACCAATATAATAATGAATTTGATGATATGGTTTCTTTTATAGGTTGCGTCGAAGATGTTGAAAGATTGTTCGGTATAGAGTTTGCTTGTGCTGTTGAAAATGGTGTTCCATTGTTTTTATCACAAAGCGACGAAATCATTGACAAATATGATGGGGAAGTTATTGACACGATTTTTAAATACAACGGGAAAGTGGTTGATACTTCTGTAAACCCTTGTAGGTTTGAATTTTTATACAATGCAGACGCCCACAGGGATGGTAGTGAAGAGTTCACCAAGCCAAAAATTATTATTACAGGCAAAGGTTCTCGTTCTTAATACAGAAATGATTTTTATTTTCGTTGACATTTCCAAAAATCCTGTTATACTTTACCTAACAATTAGGGAAGATGGGAAAAATGTCGACTGGTGATTTCAAAATTCGTGATGGAAAGATGCTCATGGTTCGCCTTGGACCAATGAATGGGCAGGTGCAGGTCCATCGTGAAGGGCATGTTGCCCCTTGCCGTCGTGGGATTTGGGCTTTTCCGTTCCCCTTCCATGATGCCTTTTTCTATCACCACATTTGGGAGCGTATGCTTCCGAAGGCTTTCACCTACCCCAAGTGCCCAGAACGTGACGAAGAAAATTATGACCAAAAGTATCAGGAATGGACTGACAAGTGCAACGCCATTGATTATGAAGCTCGTGACAAGAAGCTTCGTGAAATCATGAAGTCCAACCCTGAAACCAAGTTTTGGTATGGTGGCGGTTTTTATTCATACATCAAGCCCCACAAGAACATGGCTGACGCTGAATGGTATTGGTACGATAGTCATCGTGAATTCATCGCTGTTGCGAAGAAGCATATCCTTTACCATTATGATGGAAAAATGCCAATCAAGTATTCTTCTGACCACCTTCAGCTTTTCATCCCCTGCTAAAAATTTTATATAATGGTGGGGATTATTAGTTTTTCCCCACTCATTTTATTTTTTACAACCCACTCTTTTATTTTGACAAAATAATACTATTTTGTTATTATTACTATTAATAGTAATTTTAACATTTAGGAGGATAATATTATGACAAGAAGACAAGCAATACCAGATGCGAAAGGGTTGGTTCATAGTTTAACAGCATCAAATTTAAAACCATATGATGCGATGAAAGAATTTGTTGACAATAGCATTGATGCTGGAGCTGACAAAGTTTGTGTATTAGTTCCACAATATGATAGTAAAAATAATCCAGATTTGTTTAATGTTATAGAAATATTGGATAATGGTGTTGGTATGACAGACATGGAATTAAATAATGCTTGGAGATTGGGTGCAACCAGAAAATATAATAATAGTGAGCATGGAAAGTTTGGTATGGGTATGACAACAGCTACTTATAAAATCGCAAATACTATTAAAATAATTTCAACAAAAGATGGATATAATTTTAATACGTTATTTTGGTCACATGATATTGATAATTGGGAATATGATGGGTATGAATCAACTACTGATGAAATTGATGATTATAAAACCAAATCCAAAAAATTTAATATATCTGCGTTAAATCATGGAACATTAATTTCATTAGGCATTAAGGTAGAACATTTAGAATCAAAATCATTGGATACTTTACGAGAAAACGTGAGAAAAATTTTTGGGCAAACATATAGTGCTTATTTAAAAGGTGAGCGGGTGCGGTCTGATTCTTTAATTAATGAGCAATTGAGAAAAGTTGATATATATTTTAATACAATATTGATTGAACCATTTGATCCTTTTGATACAGAACAAGATGAATTTTATGATAGTCTTGTAAATAATGATCCATTGGTTACTTTGCCAGGGGCAAGATTGCGGGTTATTTTAGTAAAGGATTATCCATTAGAACGTTCAGAAAAAAAGATAACGTCAGAATATAAAGGTTTTTATTGTAATAGAAATGGTAGATATATTGTGTGGGCAGATGCAACAAGATTTTTATTGCGTTATCATCATATATTTTTGCGTTTTGAATTAATTTGGGAACCATCTGCTGATTGTAATATAGGTCTTACTTATAATAAAAATGAAGTTCAATTTACCAAAGAACAAATAAATGAAATGTCAGATAGAATTGCTCCTGCCAAGGCTAAAGCTATGGAGTTATATTATAAAAATAATAAAGATGTTAAATTGGGTAATAATCAACAAAAATTGTTGGATGCTTCAAAAACTGCGATAAACACCATTGGTGTTTGTATTGCTACTGGTGTGATTGATCCTGTTGAGGGTGAAATTATTAAAGAAACTAGAAAAACTGGTAATGGGAGTTCTGCAGGTTCAAAGCCATCAGATAGTTCAGAAAGTTCTGGCAAATCAAGAACACCAAAAAATGTTGCTATTAATAAATGTAAGAGTGAGGTTGAGTTTGAATACATCAATCTTGATCCAGACGCTGGGTTTTTTGAATCAAGGCACGAAAATGGTAAATTTATTATATCAATAAATAAGGGGACAAGATTTTTTAAGACAATGTATTCAAGTTTGATGGATGAACCAAAATTAGTTGATGTTTTGAATTTGATGTTTTATTCAATGGCAGATGCTCAATATCGCATGAGGGATACTGAGTCTATTGCATATAGACAAGGCGCTGATAGAATGCTATCAAAAATGAATGCTACATTGGAAACTTTAATTAGAAATGCTGAGACAGATATAAAAGATAATACCACTGAATCAGATATGGTTGTTAATGTTGGTGTTCCAAAAACAACATCAGGGCAAACCAACAGTGATTTGTTTTTGATTGATTGACTTTGTTTATGTTAACGGAAAGACCATCGGTCTTTCCGTTTTCCCATTGACAATTCTAAAAATCCTGTTATACTAATCAGATAATCAAGGAGAAAATCAATGGCTACTGTTGCTGAACTGATTGCATTTCTGGGACAGTTCCCCCCTGACACACAGGTTGAGGTTCTGGCTGGGAGTACTGGGCGCAACTACTCCCCCGATAGTTTTGGTAGGGTTGATATGAGTCTGGAAGAAGGCTATCGTTCCCCTGAAGGTGCTTGGCGTCAGAATGTTTCTGGTACGTCGTTTGAATTTGGTGGTGCCTATGAACATAATGGTATCCATCATGGGGCGACTCTGTTTCTTGGTGAAGAAGATTAAACAACAGAAGGAGAAACTATCATGTGTCTACGATCAAAAATTTCAGTTGAAGAATTGGTTTGTGGGTCTTTGATTGATATTAAAAAGTATGATTGTGATATTTTACCAAACATCATTGATGCTGGTATTACCAACAATTATGTTGGTATTACCAACAATTATGTTGTCCTCGCCACAAAAAAAGTTGGTAATGTTTCCCTTTATGTGGTGAGGTTTGATGAAGGAACGTTTTGGTATTTTGGATATACAAAACTAACTGGTGTTCTTCTTATTGATGTTTCTCGTGATGTTAATAGAATTGTCAATAATTATATTGAAAATGTTCGTATTGGTTGGATCAATGAACAATTTGACTATAGAAATGAACGAGAAAAAGAAAAAGAAAAACTTGCCAATTCATATTGGTGGTGGTGTGTGTAAAGGAGAAATGGAATGTTTGGAAGGACTATGGGTGATTTGAACGAAAACGAACTTGAACTTTATCATCAAGCCCATGATGAAGGGTATCTTGCTGGTATGGAGTTTCATATGGGGAATGGTGAACGAGCCGATAACCCATTTGATTATGAGTCATTCCTTTATGTCGCTTGGGAAGATGGTTTCTGTGATGCTGGAATGGATAGTTAAATTAATTTTTGACAACCATGAAATATATGGTATGGTTATATATGATTTAAAAGAAAGGAAAAATAAATGGGAGATTTAACAACTGCTGATTGTAAGGAAATGCTTGAAAATTTGGTTGATGGTGTTGAAGGCAAAGCTTGGAAACGAACCAGAAAATGGAATGAAGGTAAAACAGGCGTTGTTCGTTCGTTCAATAACATTCAAAATAATACCACAGCATTGATTGTGGACGAGGGTAATGGTAATACACATTGTCTTGCATATGAACCATCACGCCCATCATTTTGTATTGATTATGCAAGTATGAACCAAGCATATTCACACCTTGGATTTACCATTATTACCAATAAAAAAGTATCATTTTCAGGATTTGAAGAAGAACGTAATTATAAAGATGATGGTTACAGTGATGGGGTTGGAATTGAGTACTCTGTTAAAGATTTAAAAACCGCCAAGGCGACATTATTGGCGAATGGTTTTATTGAAAGTCCAATGCTATTAGTTAATTATTGTGCATGGCCAAAATATTCAGCATTACAGGCGGCAAAATATTGGGAAGTAATGGATGGTAAAATTTCAATGCAATCGGTTGCTGGTCTTGGTTGGGTTTATGAAAAAATTGATGACGATGGTGATGTGATGTTCTTTGTTTTAGCAGCCAGAGATGTTGAATGTGATAATGACCAAGGTTTCCCATTTGATATTCAAGGGTTTGATGAATGTATGGAATGCACCTTGGAAGCAGATTCTAATATTACAAATCCAGAAGCAGAATTAGAAAAAGTTGGTTTTGTAAAATCAAAGAAAAAAATGTCATTTTATTAAGAAAGGATTTTAATAATGGGTTCATTCAACACAACTTGTTTCGTTACCAACCAAACCATTGCCAGTGAAGATCGAGTTAGACTCTTCCCTATCGCCCAACAAACTTCATATAATCCAGTCAAATTATCTTATAAAGATAAAGAATGGGAACAATTCTCTTATTGTTCATCTACCTGTTATCCAACAAGATTTTGGGAATTTTGTGGACCATGTTTGACTGGTGAATATGATGATTATGGACAATTCATTTTGGATAACACCCCAAAAAATCAAGATAGCATTCGTCGTGTTTTTAATTATCTTTTAGGGAATGCTGCAATCACTAAAAAGGGCAAAAATGAATGCCATGATATTGCATTTGATATGTCAAAAATTTATTCAAAAGATAAAAAATATACTTTCAAACAGCTTATTAACATTTGGGAGAAAATGTGGACTGCAGTGGTTCATGAATGTCGGGTTTTCGTTCGTGATTATCAAGGAGCTTTCCGCCCATTTGGGTTCTCGGTTATGCATGAAAGTACTGCCAAATATCTTATCGACTTTTCTGAAAATTCAAAAGATTGGAATGGATTGGTGGAAACACGCTATGATTTCATCAAAAACACCTACAATGAACATCATGTTATTGATTTGGTTAAAGAATATCTTTCAGATAAAGAAGCCAATTTTATGTCTATGTTTAGGATTGAAGGCATTGTGAGGGATTATCTTCGTTGTGGTGAAGGAATGGATGTCGCTCGTCATTATAATATTGATTATGATGCTGTCATTGTAAAAATCGCCAATGGAATGCTTGCTGGGATGGCGTCGGAAATTACAGATGGTATTGTCAAGGATATCATGCCTTTGTTTGATTCGTTGTTTGATGCCCACTATATTATGGGTGGATTGAACGAGTTAAATATTTCCATTTCTCCAATCGTTTATGCCAGCCAAGACTATAGTAACGATGTTGGAAAACAATATACAGAATTAGTCACTAAAGTATGCCAAGAAGTATCAGCTTTTAGAAAACAAAAGTATGGCGACGATGAGTAAAAATTTATTGACAGCGTTCCAAAATTTTTGATACCATAACGAATGATGAATAATACAAAGGAGAATGGGGTAGGGCAACGATTTCGTTTAATAAACGATGATTGTTTGGTCGCTTTGAGTCAGATCGAGGATAAATCCATCGATATGGTTCTTTGTGACTTGCCCTACGGTTAGCACCACAGCATGTCAATGGGACTCTATAATCCCATTAGAACCACTTTGGGGGCACTATGATAGGGTTTGTAAGGATGATGGGGTGATAGTCCTCACAGCATCTCAACCCTTCACAACCACCCTTATATCGTCCAACATTAAAAATTTCAGGTATGAATGGATATGGGAAAAGCCTCAAGGCACCAATCCATTACTGGTCAATCGTATGCCACTAAAGAACCATGAGAGCATTTTGGTGTTCTATAAAAAAACCTCTCGCTATTATCCCCAGATGGAACAAGGGACTCCCTATGGAAGTTTTCATTCCAATGACGCAACGATTGGGGAAGCGTATGGGAGTTTGGCATCAACTCATCGTGACAATCCAGATGGTACCCGCTTCCCAAAGACAGTTCTGAAATTCCCCCAAGACAAGGGTTACCATCCCACCCAAAAACCAGTTTCCCTAATGGAGTACCTGATCAAAACTTATACCAAATTGGGCGAAATTGTTCTTGATAATACAATGGGTTCTGGGACGACTGGTGTTGCTTGTATGAATGTTGGTAGGGAATTCATTGGGATAGAGAAGGACGAAAAATACTTCCAAATCGCCAAGGATAGGATTGAAGAAGCCCAGCAGCTAACAGCCTTTTTGGAATTTGAAGAAGAGTCCTTGTTTGATTTTTCCACTTGACAAATTTTTGATTTCTGATATTATGGACAAAGTTAAACAAATGGAGTAACGATTATGGGTGATAACGTTGTGACTTTTGAAAATGGGCTGGCTCGTCTTCTCCCCATTGATGAATCCAAGTTTGAAGATTTGGGTGTGAGTCCCTTGGGCTTTGACGATGAATACACTGAATTTATGGAAATGTGGGACGAAGAATTTATGGTTCGTCTAAACGAGCGTCGTGAAGCATACGAGCATCTTCACCCAAGCCCTGAATGGGATGCTATGGACAAGATTGCCTACGATGAGGTTATTCTGCAGATGGACAAACTTCATGGTACCAACGTTTCTGGTAAAATGATAGAGCAGAAGATTGGGCGAGTTATGACCAATGGTGAATCACGAGATAATGTTATCCATGTTGATTTCACAAAGAAGAAGGGGAAATGAAAATGAAAGTATCATCAATTATTTTTTTGCTTGGGTGTGTGTATATGGGGTTCATTCTTGGGGTAGCTGGTATCAACTATACCATGCCAATTTTTTATGCTATCCTTGGACCAGTATGCGCGATTGGTGTAGTTGCGAAAGGATTTTTTGAACGAGAAATCCGTGCAGAATATGGGGATTAAAAATTCGCTTGACAACCTTTTGAAAAACCATTATAGTGTATGAATGAATTGGGAAGAAACCTTCCCTGCTTTTTGAAATGTGAATAAGATTGTCGTGTTAAATGGAAAGGAGGGTTCGAATCCCTCGCCTACGAGCGTAACAGCCATGGAACGACCCCAGGTTGAGAGTGGGGCGCGGCAATTTTAATTTTTATTAGGGCTAATAGTTAAAACGGTGGGCTTAGAGGCAGCCATCCGATAATGAGTGAGACGAACCGCCCATCCCGCTTCAGGGGTGGGGATACAACGTGGATAGTAAAAGATCACCCCTTAACAGGTAAGGATCGATTTCTCTTTGGCGTAGCAGCACATTTAACTATTATAGATATTATAGTTTGAGAATATAGTTGGCGATAAGGCGGGGCATCCTGATAGTCTTATCGTAAAAGCTGACAGGGATTGTTGGAACGGCAGTAGCAACTATTTTGAATATGGGCCAAGTCTAGGGCGGCTTGGTAGGTTGGCCCGCAAGGGGCCTCCCAAGTTGGGTTTCGATTACCCATTGGTCCACGAATTTTAGTTTGGGCATGGAAATGATTCGCCCACGATCTCTCTAACGTTTGCAGACTTGAAGGTCGCAGTAAATCGTTTGTCGTGGTCCCCGAAGAAGTGAAAATCTTCCCCAAAGCCAATGTAACGGGTTGATAGTGACTGAAGATAAGGAACTATTCAAAATATGAAAGGAAAATAATATGGCAAAAGCACCAAAACCAAAATTTCATTTAAAATTCAAACCATATAGTGATGATGAAATCCCAAACCCAGATAATTTTAACGCTTATCGTCAACCATTAGCGAGACTTGGGGATTTGGTTTATTGTGGTTCGAATAGGGTAATGAGTGCAGGAACAGTTGGAAGATTGGTTGGGTTTAAATCACAATTTAATGAAGTATGGGCAGAAATCGAATGCCTTGATGGTGAAACCCGCCAGTTTCGAACATACTATCCTGGTGTGATTGATGAAACCCAGCTTCAAGAAGTGAAAGATTATTATATCAACGTTGAACAACGACCAGAACGAATTAAAGTGTCTTGGTAATTTCACCAAGAATGCCCATAAGTTTCAAATTGTGTTCTCGCCCAAATCATCGCAGGATGGTTTGGGTGCCATTCCATTCCATGTTCAAATGCAATACCAAGTCCAATTTCCCAAGCAAGCCCTTCCCTTGATAACATTGAGAAAAAATGGGCACGACCTTTAATAACAGTGTCGCTTAGAGCGTGCCCAAGTTCGTGGAAAAATGCCAAGGTTTCTTTATCTGGTTCATCAAAACTGCCCATACGAATGGTTTTACCTTCACAAAATGCTTGGTTTAAAATTGAGCTATCATTGATTACAGTCACCCCATGATGGTTTGCGATGTCGAGCATAATTTGTGTTACCATAATGATATTTATTCGTTTGATGTTGACTTTTTCAAATTTTTTATATACTATAATTAAATAGCAGTCACCCCCGACCGAACGAGCGGTGACATGGTGATGGGGCTTCGGAACCCACGATCATCGGGGTCAGGCTGCAAGGGCTTGACAAAGTGTGGAGGAACGCATACTCGGGCGATTGGTCTCCGGACGCAACCTGAAAGATGTGTTCAAGGGTGGTGGCACCACACAATTTTTTGAAAGGGAACCTTATGACGAGAATCAACTCTAACATCCCACCTATGGAACTAAAACGAGTCCATTTAGTGGCTGAACTTCGTGAAATCACAATGGTCCCTGCCGCCTTGCGTCGTTCACTAAAAACGAAACGCCCAACAGAAATATTGACAACGATTCCAAAAACCTTTACCCTAAATGCTGGGCATGTGAAATTTTTTTATAACAAACTGGAATTTTTACGCAAACGCTTCAGCGAATTATCCAACGAGATGGAACGCAGGGGATATATTCCAAACCGCTCAAGGATCATTGCCTTTGATGGCTTTGACAAAATTTGGTATGGCGATTGGGACTCGTCAAGGGCAGACGATGATTTGGTTCGTGAACGAATCGCCCTCAGAATTTCCCAAAAACCACACCTTTATAATGAATAAATTTGACACCAACAGTTAAATAGAGTATGTTTTAATAAATGGGAGGGTGGGTGAGTGGTTATAAACCAGCTGTCTACTAAACAGCCATACGTCTTAAAGCGTATCAAGAGTTCGAATCTCTTTCCTCCCGCTTATAGTATTTTTTGGTTAAAGAGAAAGACGACTAACCATCGACCCCACTGTGTAGGGGCAGACACTGCCAAGGATGTTATCTGTGGTGGATAATATCGCAAGGTGGGAAGCCAATATGGGAACCCTTAAAATTGAACACAGACCAAAAATTATTAAATAGCGAGGAATAATGACTGAAACTTTGCATTGTGTTATATATATGAGTTCTTCTTGGAATAAAATGAACAACGCCGAACTTGTTTCCCTTACAGAAAAAGCATCTATGAAAAATAAAATATTGGATGTTAGTGGTGTGTTACTTTATCATGATATGCATTTTTTACAAGTCCTTGAAGGAAGTGAACCTTTATTAAATAAATTATATGAATTGATACAGAATGATAAACGTCATTATGGATTTATTACTTTGTATGATGGGAAAATTAAAACAAGAAATTTCCAAAATTGGGGCATGGCATTGGTTAATGTGGATAATCTCAAAACAGAAAATGTAGAATTGTTCAAAACAATTGAAAATGCTACCCCTTGGGAAACCCCACAAACCACAATGAATTTTCGTGTTGATAATCTTATTAATGCATTCAAACAAGCTGTTGGATATTAATTTCTCCTTGACTTCCCCATAAATCCTGCTACAATGGTCAAAGTTAAACAATTGGAGAAAAATCATGGAAACTCTTATCACAGTTGTTCTGGTTGTCGCCACCCTTTATGGTACCTTTATGACTTTTAGAATTGAATCTTATACTTTTTTTGGGTGGTGTATTTATAAACTCCCTGCCCTTACCCTTATGGTTGGTGGTGCCTTGGCTGTCCTGTATAAGTTCGGGTTCGTCCTTGTTGTCGCAATCTAAGGAGAATTATTATGGGAGTTTCCAAAACTGACTTGAACAATATTTGTGTCAAAGTGTATGGAGAAAAGGTGGCTAATAATCTCTTTAATTCTCTTGCAGCCCCAAAAATTGTGGAAATGGTAATCGTTGAAGATTGGGATAAGAATATTCTCAATACTGCAGAACGAACTGCCATTCGTTTGGTGTGGAAAGGATTGCAGGTTGCTGGTGCTTTTCATTTTGACCCAGATGATATTAAACGCAATTGTAATAATTGTGCCAATGTTACTAAAGATGGAAAGGATTGTTCTGTATTCAGTTCCCAAGGCACCTGTCATCTATCAATCCCAAATTTGTGGGTTGCTAAAACTTCTTGACTTTTCAATAAATCCTGTTATACTGTAAGGACAATTTAGGGAGTTAACATTATGGCATATATTAATATTCGTTCAGCAGAAACTGTTGATGGTGATATGATTATGTTGGGAGTAGATGATACTACCCAAGTGTATGTTGTGACAAAATATGTTGGTGGGCATATGTTGGATGACCGCTATGACACCACAGATTTGGAATTCGCTAATAATTATTTTGAATCGCTATTGACTTCTCAATAAATCCTGCTATAATGGTTGGGTAATTAGGGAGTAACCAAAATGTCTTATGATCCTACCAAGATTGAAGAATGGGTTGTGAGCAGCTCTGGCTTCTGGCACAAGGGTACAGTCAATACTACCAAATTTATTGTTCAGTTCACAGGGACTTGGGAGCAGGTCAACTCCCGTATGTTGCAGATGCGTGAGATGGAAAAGCGTCATGCTCAGGAACGTGCTGAACTCGAAGCGAAACATCTTGAAGAGCGAAAGATGTTCTGGTAGTAATATCCTATTGACTTTTCCATAAATCCTGCTATACTATAAGGACAATTTAGGGAGAATGAAAATGTTTTACCATTTTGTTTGTGACGCTGAAGCCAAGGTGGATGAATTTGTCAAAGAAGGCAAGATCACTGAAGAAGCAGCCAATGAAATCAAAAAGATGTTTGATAACCTTACCGAATCATCTTATGAAAATGGTATGGGTGATGCCATCCAATATGAACGCAGATATCAAGACGAATAAAAAATTTGGTATTGGGATTTTTGTAGTAGTTCAAAGAACTCCAGTGGGATGTTTCTTACCGTGTGACCCAAAATATGAACATAATTGTTTTGGGCTAACTGTATACCTAATGATAAGGTGAATTGATCATTGGGCGAAAGTCGGGTCTACAAAAACTTTTTAAAATAATTCTTGACTTTGATAAATATTAATATATTTTTGGGAGAAAATTATTATGGCAGATGAAATTATCAATAATGCTAAAACTGCAATGGAAGAAATTGAACAAATTTTAATCAGTGAAGCCAAGGATATGTCTTCCCCAGCATCAAGAGAAGAAGTATATCGATCAATGGAGTTAATTGATGGGAAAATAGATAAAATCAATAGTAAGTTAGATTCACAACAAAAACAACTTCTTAAAATTACCAGAACAGTTGAACAACATGATGAACAATTTAAAAAAATTGACCAACGCTTTGAACAAGTCGACCAGCGTTTTGAACAGATGATGGAACAATTTAGAATTCAAAATGAAAATATGACGTTGGTAAATTCTAAATTAAATACTTTGTTGGCTAAAAAATAATTCTTGAAAAAATTTGAAAAAAACGTTTGACTTTGATAGCCAATCCTGATACACTAATAAAGTAAAGAGTGAATGAAAGGTAAAGTGAATTTTTGATATGTGTCCTTAGCGGGAGAGCGACGACCAGAGCGGAATGCCTATCGGTGTCTGGCAGTAGTTCGTAACACGTCCCCAAGAGTAAGATGGCATGAGGGGCGTCCATATCAAAAACAATTTTGACTCAAAGTGACTAAATAATTCTTGACTTTGATGCAAAATACCTGTATAGTCGTTAAATAGTGAGGGAAAAGTAAAGGTAAGATAGATAAATAGTTAATGCTCCTGTGTCCCAACTGGCAGAGGAATGCGACTTAAAATCGCAGTGTTATCGGTTCGAATCCGATCAGGAGCACGAAATAAAAAGTATAAATAGAGTATTGCCTCTCTATCATAAAGGAAATGAACTCGTCTCATAAACGAGGCTATGCAGTGTCAGGATCTGCGGGAGGCACTTAAATTAAATATTGACATAAAAGGAAAATAAAGGTATAGTTTTTATAGTGAAAAGATAAATAAATATAACATGCTCTGGTAACTCAAAGGAAGAGTACTCGTCTCATAAACGAGCTGTTGGGATGTCGGGATTCCCCCGGAGCACTGAAAAAAAGGAGGCTATATAGCCTCCTTTTTATTTTTAGTTTCGATGCCTATGTTTATTAAAAACATATTAAAACCTTTATATTCAACCCCGAACATTTCTTGGATTTTTTTAGGTGTTAAATTTTCTTTATGATATAATCTTGACAATTCATTGATTGCAGAAATTATGTTATTTTCTGTTTCATAAGGATTTCCCAACTCAAAATTAAACATTTTCGCCAATACTCTTGCTGACACCATATTTGGATTATCCCATCCTGTTGCTGGTTTTAGTTTGGTGTTATAAATTTTTCCAGTTATAGATGAATATTTAATTGGGGTATAATCATATTTATTATTATCTGGTTTTGGTAACATAACAGGATCGATTTTAATGTTAAATAAATTTATATCAAAGTTGTCATTATATTTTTCATTCCATTGTATAATTCTGTTTTTTAATTCATCTAATGTTATGTGCGATTCTGCTTGTTTTCTGCTATTATCAACATTCATTAAAAACTGACAATTTGCTGGATGTCCAATAATTGATGGGTGTATAAAATTATCAAACCCATTTTTTACAGAAAAAATGTGGTCTAATGTTGCTCCTTGGATATCAGGTGTTTTTGTGTCCCAAAAACCATATTTTAAATATAGTTCATACCCATCAATTAAATGATATATATCTTTCATAAAAACGAAACGACATAATATCCTATAACTTTCATAATTAACCCGATAATCATCTGTTAATCCATTTGTCTTTAATAGCGTTTCTCGTTGTTTCATTCTTGATTCTTTTGTTCTGTTTTCATTTGATTTTTTTGCAGCACAAGTCATCGAACAATATTTTTGTTTAGTTTCTCTGTCCTCATATTTGATGATTGTGTTGCATGTTGGGCATATTATTGGATTTTCATAATATAATTTTCTTGTTTTAATTGATTTATGTGTTTTAACACATTGGTCACAACAGTAAGATGTGAACCTTTTGTCCTTTGGTATAAAATCTTTTCCACAATCTGGATTTTGGCATTTAAATGTTTCTTTAATTTTTGTAGCCATAATCATATCCTCCCCATATCTTTTTCCAAAAGTTCTTCGATCATAAGTGACTCATACCAAATCGAGGCAATCCTATCATAATCATCTTTTCTTCTTCTCAATTCCAACGTTACTTTTTTAGTTTCTGCCTTTTGTTCTTCCAATAGATTTTTAATCATATCCTTATTTAAATTTGACATAATACTGTCCTCCATAATATAAATATTGTTGTATAAGAAAGAAAAAGTGGATACCTCCATTTTCACTGATTAATAATGTTAGAGCATTATTAATCTCTTTCTTATATATCTATTTATCACTTTACCCAAAAAAGTGGCTCAAATAGATGAAAAAATTCATTTTTTTGATTTATATTTTTCCTTATTTTTGATGCTGATTTCTTCTTTATGGGTTTCATAATATTTTTTCTTATATTCTTTTAATTTATCAGTGACATAATTAGCATTGACAACTCTTTGACATTGCACACAATTTCCATTTCCGGTATATCGGTCTGATATATGTCCTTTTGGGCAAGGCTTTCCTGTATTATACTGTGAAAGCCCCAACGCTTTAGCTTCTCTCCTTTTCATCCTCTTCCTCCAAATTTCAACATAAAAATCATTTTATCGTTTGGTTTAACGATGCAACGATTTTCGTCTAACTGAATTTTATGTTTTTCGATCCAATTTTCTATTTCTTTAGTTTTATCTTCGTCATTTATGAACCAACCTTCTCTTATTATATGACTATCTCTATCAAATTTGGTTATTGCTGGTTCGAATAATTTATGAACATCTCCATTTTTGGTCCATACAATGACTTCTAAATCACCGTTTTCGTACCAAGATGCATATGCTGGTTCGTTTTCTCTGTGTATCTCACCATTTTTATACCATGTTGCAGTGTGTACATCGCCGTTATCATAACAGTCAATTGATGCTGGTTCGTCATTTTCTCTGTGAAGTCTACCATTTATATACCATAATTCTTTTTTTAACTGTCCATCTTGGCAATACTCCAACCTTGCTGGGCCATTTTCTCTATGTAGAACATCATTTAGATACCAACTTTCTGATGCTTTTTTGCCATCATCATTGTAGAATATCATTGCAGGACCATCTTCTCTGTGGCGGCGTCCATCAATAAACCATTGTTCATACTTCCCGTTGGTGTGTTGGTCCCAACATTGATGGGCTGGACCATCTTCCCTGTGTAGAACATCATTTAGAAACCATTCTTCGGATGCTTTTTTGCCATTTGGAAAATATATTATTTCTGGGTTCATAATTAATCCTTTTTATATAATTTATCCCATTTTGTGACTGACTTTAGGAATGTTGATGCTTCAATGGATGATGGTGGTAATCCTTTTCGTCTTTTGATACTATGTTGTATAATTGATTCTAAAGATAAATGTGGTGGTTCATACAATGGGTGGTTTATTGGAAGTTCGTCTTCTTTAGTTTTTCCAAATACCCCTTTTAACCATGTTATAATATTCATCTCATTCACCTCAAATTAAAACTCCATTAATAGTATATAGGATATTTACCCATTGATGCAATAAAAAATCTCTTGACAAAATTTGAAAACGTGGTATTATCTATATATCAACTTTGGGGAAAACATCATGAAGATCGAACTCAAGGGTTTCAAGTATGCTGCTTTTGCCAGTGACGAAACTCATTGTTATGAAGCGACTGTTTATGTGAATGGTAAGAAGGCATTTTATGCTTCCAATGAGGGTCGTGGTGGTCCTGATTTTTATCGTCCTATTGACAAGGGCTTGTATGAACAGGCTGTTGCGTATGTGAAGAGTCTCCCTCCCCATTCAGATAAGTATGGTGACATGGAAATGGACATGGAACTGTTCATTGGTGATTTGGTTGATGAAAAGTTGGCTGAGAAGGAAGTGAAGAAGCTATTGCGAAAGACTGTTATGGTTGATGGTGGGAAGCTTTACACTTTGAAGGCACCTTATTCTGCGGCACTTGAGGCTCAGATTATGAAGAAGTATCCCACTGCGACTGTTCTGAATGCGATTCCTTTTGATGAAGCTGTGAAGGTATTTCTTTCGCTTTAAAGAAAAAATTGTTCAATGAAAGCACCATGAGAAATCGTGGTGCTTTTTTGTTTTTGTGCTAAATAGTATTGCAACAATTTAGGAAATTTAGAATGAGATTATATGAATTAGACAAGATGAAATTCAATCATGCCAAAGAATTTCTTCAAGACATTGATCAAGGGCGTGGACGAATAAAGGAATTTATATCTGAATATCCTTGGTTGGTTGAACATTGTCGCAAGAAGGCTATAGAAGAATTGGGGAATGAAATTTCTGTTTATCGTGGGGTAACGTTATACAAGCCATTGCGAAAAGAAGCCATTGTTAGTACCACTTTGGATTGGCAAGTTGCGTATGGGATTATAGATAGCAGTCCTGGTGTAATTTTTAGTCACAATGAAACGATAGTGACGAAGAAGGCGTTGTTGCGTTATAAAATTAGTCCAAATGATATAATGATATGGATTGATGCTGCGTTACCATTTGTCAAGGCTGCGATTGGGAAGCGTGAAAATTATAGGATTGAGAATCGTTATTCTGAATTGGTTCGTATTAGGAGTGTTTTAGAATTTTTGGATAAGAATCCTGAGCGTGAAATTATAGCGAATGTCGGGCAACTATCTCCAAGGGTTTTGGAATTTGAGTCTCATATGGATGGAAGGACGAAGATGGCAATGTTCAGGGAATTCATGGATGGAAAGAAGTCCAAAGAATTGACACCTGAAATGGAGATAGAGTTTCGGAATTTTCTTGAATGAAATTGAATTTGTGGTATTATGAATTATCAATTTTAGAAAGGAGATTATCATGAAACTTTATAGCGTTAAAAAAGGCAAGGAAAGTGTTGTCAATCCAAAAAAAGTAGACGATTATAATTTTCACCAAGATCATGATTATGATTGTGATGATGAAGAAATCAAAGGACCATCAAGGGTTGGTCTTATGAACTGTAGTAACGATATACCTGATTATATTGTTGAACTTGAAAAAGGTGATACAATGATTTTTAATGATAGTAAAGGCAAGATTATTTGTAAGAATGGTGATATTTTTGGATTTGGGAATGAGCCATGTCAATATGAAGTTGAAGATTATATTGAAATGTTAGAAGAAAATGGTGAATATAGTGCTAAAACTTTTAAAAAATTTAATCTTGATGTTGTCATTGATAATAGTTAACGTTTAAATGGGGAAATAAAAAATGAAAAAATTTGCAGTTGCTGTATATTGGGGTAAAATGAACGAAACTGGTGTGCCTGATTCAATAATGTCAGTTAAAGCTGTTGACAGAAATTCTGTTTTTGAAATTGTTGATAAGTATATTACTACTTTTAATAGTGGTGTTCCTGTTAGGTACCAGATTGATATTATTGGTGAAATTGACGTTGAAATCTAAGAAAGGGTTTTCGGATTGAAAATTATCAAATGTCCAACTGAATATTCAGAATCTCACAAGTCAGTATTTTTGGCTGGTGGTATTTCAGGGTGTTGGGATTGGCAATCAAGAATTACTGATTTGGTTGAAGAAAAAGGGCTTGATATTGTTCTTTTAAATCCTCGTCGTGAAAATTTTGATATAACTGACCCAACAATGTCAAGGCAACAGATTATTTGGGAACGGGAACATTTGATTAAAGCTGATATTATTTTGTTTTGGTTCCCAAGTGAAACGATGTGTCCTATTACTTTGTATGAGTTAGGTTTTTGGACGAACAGTGACAAACCATTAATTATTGGCTGTGATGAAAACTATCAGCGAAGGTTTGACGTTGAAATTCAGACGAGTTTGAGTCGTGATACTGTTGTTCATGATTCGTTAGAAAAATTGGTTGAAGAATTGGGGAGGATGATATGA